TTCTGTTGTTGTAGGTTCAGCAGTGGTTGTAGGTTCTTCTGTTGTTGTAGGTTCAGCAGTGGTTGTAGGTTCTTCTGTTGTTGTAGGTTCAGCAGTGGTTGTAGGTTCTTCTGTTGTTGTAGGTTCTTCTGTTGTTGTAGGTTCAGCAGTGGTTGTAGGTTCTTCTGTTGTTGTAGGTTCAGCAGTGGTTGTAGGTTCTTCTGTTGTTGTAGGTTCAGCAGTGGTTGTAGGTTCTTCTGTTGTTGTAGGTTCAGCAGTGGTTGTAGGTTCTTCTGTTGTTGTAGGTTCAGCAGTGGTTGTAGGTTCTTCTGTTGTTGTAGGTTCAGCAGTGGTTGTAGGTTCTTCTGTTGTTGTAGGTTCTACGAAACATTCCACATATTCATCACCATTATAACTAAATGTCCATGTAAATGCACGTTTCCCACCACCTACATCTAACAACGATGCTTCACAAAAAGGAGAATAATCATTACAGATTCTATTATTTTGACAGGTCAGTACATTATCTTCCGCATATCGGAAGAAATATTGAATTCTCGGTACCGACATATATAGGGGATCAACATAAGGCCAATCTGAAAATGTTGTACGTATTGTTATGGTATTATCCCCGCTAATAAGCGCCGATGGGTTCACAAATACGGTTTTGACATTTTTTCCCCCGTATGTAATATAATCAGGTTCTATATTAGTTTGATCGAATATTAGGGATGTGTTCGTAGAGAATATCAATAATATCACATCTACTGGGATATATGTTGCTGGATGTTTTACCCAAATAGGAAAACCGTTGTAGTTTCCTAAATATATTGAATCCCCCATATAACCACCAGTTGTTTCGAGATGCCCTATTGTAAACTCGCCACTCTTAACGCCATTTATCAAAATTTCATGTTTTTTAGGTGACACTGTGCTCGTTAGATAATTCCAGCTACCTCCCGAGCTGTGACAAGAATCATATAGACTTAAACAGAACACATTACTTAGATTTGGATTTAAACATAGTTCACATATTTGAGTATCGGAAATTTCCGCATTATCAATATCGCTATCTTGAATAAATTTAGCACGCTTAAAAGGGGCATTTTTATCAGCCCGACGAACGAAATATTTGCGAGTCTGCCCATCTATAGTGATGTCGGCATAAGAACCGACCATACTTGATAATATCGGAGAGTTGGTGAGTTTATTCATAACATTCTTCTAACACATACTCGAAACTATTGAAACATGGTTTCTCACCAGTGTATAGTTTATTAACATCAATTATATCGTAACAATCAGAACAGTTGCCACTTGTGCAAAACTCAGTTCCTATATAAGGATATAATTCCCAAGATTCTCCAGTATTTCTAAAAAAGAAACTACCGCCATTATAGACTTCTAAATTTTTATTAGTGAATTGGTTTAATATAAACTCTGGAATATCATCTATATTTTTAGATAACAGCACATTCATTTTTTCTTGCAACACTTTATACTGAATCATATAACTATAAAAATATTGTAGATCATTTTGAGAAAAATTAGCAAACTCTGAAGATGTAAAAATATGGTTTCTATAGTTATAACCAATATATATAGTATAGTTTGATAATTCGTCCCAGGAGTTGACAAATAAATCTTTACGACTGTTGCGAACTAATATAGAATTTATTATATTCTTTATACTGTTTAATTGGTTTAGATGACTGAGATATGCATACACTTCGTTTATTTTTACATTATATGTCTTTGCATAAATTTCTAATGCAGAGCGGTTTTCTTTCAGCACCGGATATTGTTTGAATTTTTCGGGTGTATAATTTTTACATAAGAAATCACAGCGAATTAATTGTGTTGGAGAGAAGTCCGAAACTGGAAAATTTAGATCCAACCAACTACGAACTTCTAAAAAATTTGCAACCATGTTGAATGTTTTTTGAAATACTATAAGAATTGGCTCCTCCCAAAATCCCTGGACATTGTACACAAGGTCGGAAGTGTTTTTCCAATTTGCGGACAGATTAGACACTTCTGATAGCGTCGTTAAGTCACTTGATATCGTGGATATAGTGTTAAACAGAGACTTCCATTTTAAAGAATCTTCATATAATCTATCGAAACGAATATTTAATTCATGCATATTAGCATTGAATTTATATATGCTGTTGCCTAAGAATTCGTATTGCGACAATAGTTTAATCATTTAATCAAAAAGGGCAGAATCAAATAACCATGTACTGGTTTCGGGATCTATAACAAATTTCAAACCTTTGAATTTGTTGATATATTTATCAGGAACTGCTACTTCCAATGAAGAAGAACCGCAATCTATGGAACCTTTTGGATAGTACGTTCTACGACCCTTTCCTATGCAACTGATGACAAACTTAACCTTAACAGTTTTAACTCCAACAACTTTAGTTTGTGTTAAAACTCGGTTTATTTCAGTGTACAGAGGAGTGAAAACATATAATTCTTGGCCGACAATAAAATTGGCACACTTTTCGTTCATAACAGGTAGTGTGTTGTTCAACCATACGGTTATATCGCTTATTATACTTCCGTCTTCTCCTATTTCCTCGAAAGGATATGGATAGATCAGTGATATAGGTTTAAGCCATATTGAACTTAGAGTAGATACTGTAGTATACGTATCATTCCAACAAGCACTATTACTTTTTATTGTTGATATAGTATCGACCCATTGTGCGCTATTAGAGTGAATGAGATTATATGCCGCATTCCATTTATTGTTAGCACTGAATTCGAAATTCCCCGTATATATATCCAAGACATTGAAATTATAGTTTATAGATGACAGCGAATCGCCTATATTCTCATAATCTTTGATAGGAAATACCAGTTGATTATCAGTTACTTTTAGAAGCTCTTTAGGATAGGACATTATATTTATTTACAAACGTCTACACTATCTTCAAAGATAGTTTCTGGTATTTCACAGCAATTTCTCTCTAAATCTTCCCATGTAAATATGTGACCAGATAGATTATTAGCTTCTGTTTGTTCCCAGGTGAGGGGGAAATAACCATTACTTTGGATATTCATATAATTCCAACATATTTCAGAATGATTTCCTCCCGTACCTTCTCGAATAATCCACCATGCACTTATAGAACTTAATGAGGTGTTTTGTATTTTAGAAGACATAAGTTCAGTCCAAGATATTGGATTCTTAAGTTGAGACGGACGCTGTGTTTTGTCAACATAGTGATATGCCCAAACCCATTGAAGATCCTCACTGTTATTAGGATATGTATAACCGTACTGAACATTTTGTTTTAACTCATCTAAATTATACATGATGTCCATAATTCCACGATTTATGGTGTCATAAGATATAGGCTCGTTCAGACCTAGATAATTTATAGGTGAAATCGAAGAAACGACGGAGGATGACAGGACATAATTTATTGTCTTATCATATTCGTCCCTGTTCTGGATTATACGGCCAGTTATACTGTCATTTAAAAGATATATTTTATCGTGTATCTTTTTGAATGAATCATTATATACATAATCTGCAACAAATTCTTCGTCACCAATAAACACATCGTTCCATTCTGGAATATGTGAAGTATCTGATATGATGGTGTGTATTTTTATTCGATCTGTTATTTTTTCTATATAGTTATCATGTACTAATAGGATATGGTCAGAACTGTAGGCTATATTTAATAGGTTCGATATTTCGTAACTACCTAATAACTGTCCATTTAAAAGATATTTAAATAAGAAATTACCGTTTGATATGTATATAATTCCTAATAAGTCGGGATTTAATGAGGCAAATTTAGAGTTTGTGATATTTATTATATGTTGTTCTGTTCCCAATTGATCTATTACAGATATATAGTTTTCTGTGGTTATGGCTAACAGAGTATCATCAGTAGATATCGCTAATACATCAGATATATCAGGAATAGCTATGTTAGTAATCCATTGGTAGTTTATGTCATATTTTTTTATTGTTCCGCCAGAATCCAATATGTATATATTTCCTACGGAATCGAGACAGAAATCTACAGGATTTACAAACTTTATTTTAGAGTTCTTTTCACCTGCGCCTCCCCAATAATATATGAGTTCTGTAGCAGAAAAATCATTAGTATTATAACTTACTATATAGAATATTTTATTTTTAGAATCCAATAGATATATATGGTTACTGGTTACTTTTATTTTATTTATATCTACAATAGCAGGTAGATTTTTTAGATTATCTGTACTATATAAAAGTGATAGAGTTTCTGAAATATTGTAAAAATTAATAGTTTCCCCTTTTATAGTAACTAGTAAATCATCAATAATATCCCCACAAGTCATATCAAAATATGGAGATGTGTCTGTGAGGGATTTTCCAATATGCCATTTGAAATTACCGAAAATCTTACCTAGTATTCCTCCTTTGGATGCAGGGAATACAGGATCATATATACTACATTTTGCACTTATGTAATCAAAATTAGTTTGAAGTTTTCGGAAAGAAGAATTGATCACATCAGCATATTGCCAACTATTAGCAGGTATTAATACATCATCTAAACTATATGGATATTCAAATACAGAGAAGTCGTTTTCGATTGCCGAATTGTACGAGTAACTCTTATTATCAACTACTATGAGGTTATCAAATTGTTTAACCAATATTTCACCAGAGCTTAGTATACCTGTTAATATAGGAGAATATATTCCTTCATTAGTAAATGATGTTGCGAAAGAAGATGTATTTTCCACAGTGGTAGTCTCCCCGTTGTAAAAGATGAATCCTGAGAACGGCATAAACTGTAGGGAATTGCCACTGAAATTATATATATCTAAAGATTCTCCTGCACTTACTATGTTCTTAGATGTATATAAGTCTAATATAGGACCATTAAAAGCAGTAAGAACTAATGTATTAGACACTAGGGATTGTGATTTTGTGCAGAAAGTATTATCATACCTGAATTGTGCATCACCACTTACGACAACATTAAAAATCTGATATGAATCTTCATTTAGTATAAAATCAGAATCTTTTAGCCCGAAGCGTAGAACATAATTATTAGAAACAGTGTCGCCGACTATTTTTCTAATCTGGAATGAATCTGCACTGGATAGGATTATGTTGAAATTGAAAGATTCCAATCCGACAGTGGTCCCAATATCTGTGTATAGGGTTGGTAAACTTGAATATCTATTAATATCTACTAGCGAATTACTACTTTCTATTGTTAGTGCTGCTGCTGGATAATCTTCGAAACGAATAGGCTCCCTATAAATGGATGAATCATCAGATGATGCGGTATTATATCTAGTAATTTGATTGGTTTCTTTAAAAATATTATCAAAAGCTGAAACAGAAACTATACCAGTTGAAGATATATTATTATAAGCAACGTCTATCTTTGTTACATTAGAATCACTTTCTTGGGTAAGATCTCCAACTGACCAACGATATTTATTAAAACCAGGAGTTGCAGAAAAATAAAAGGATTCGGTTTTACAAGCATTTAAGGCCGACATTCCGACTGATTTGGAATAATCTGTTGTCGTGTTTATGGAATATGGGAAATAATTTGTTTCAGGAAATCCTATATAGCTTATAGGATTTATAGTGGATAATGCATGTATAGATATAGTATCTGAGAAATCATAGGATCGGAAGTTCCCATAATATGGTTCAACTCCTCCTGCTGACACATTAATAACTGTTGATAGCGTAGAAATGTTCAAACTTATAGTTGCGCCTGTAAGATAATTAGTCAATCCTCCTAAAGTTCTGTAACTCCATTTTATATGCGAAGGACTTGGTATGATGAGATCAGGGTAATGGGCAGACAAGTACCAAATACCGGTAGTGTTTGTTATTATATTTTCTGTGTTGCTACTTAAATATGAACTTAATCCGACCGAAGACGATGCAATAATAGTCAACAATTCTCGATCAGGGTATTGTCTCATATAGAAAAGTTTATTAGCATTTAGACTATATGCTTCATCGAATATGTTACATGTGAGATTGAACGTAATCTTATTAGGATTATCAGTTACTGGTATAGTAGAGAATACTGGTGATATTACCGAGTAACCATCAGAAGGATATATAGTAGATTCAGATAGTAATTCATTTGATGGTGTATATATTGCTATATGTCCCTTTTTAGGAGAAGCTGATTCGTTCCATATTATACTGCAATTCTCAGGAGCACGATACAATAGACCGTTTCTGCTTACCATTGCACTTAATGTTCCGGTATTAGTAGGCTTGTTATCTAATATACTTCCCTCTATTTGTAATCTGGCAGATCCTAGCACCGCTGAAGTAGGGAACCAATATGAAGATGCAGAAAGATCAAATTCTTCAGAATATAGCGTTATCTTAGTTTTATCAACCCCTAAATTATGTACTTGAACAGACATCTCTCCCGCAGGGTATGGAGTATTTCGTTCTAGTATAGCACCAGTTTCTATGTTTTTAAATACTATGTTTTCAGGCGGATATGCGTCCCATCTTATTAACAGTTCCTCATCTTGTGTAGGAAATATAGTGGTGTTTATGGTTGCGGATAAATCATTAGATTCGCTAATATATGTTTCAAATACAATATTTTTGTTATTTAAAAGAAATTCAAGATCATCGACACAGTCATATATTGCACCCGTAAATGCGCTTACCTGGATACCCACTACATATCTATTTCCTAGACCATCGTTTATAAAGCGCATGGTTGCGGATGCAGGCATCCACCCATTTGCATTATATATAACATTAGTTGCTACATCATATGCACTGAGGCTAAAATCTGCGGAACGTTCTATAAATCTTTTTTTTGCTTTAGAGGAATTAACGTTTACATTGAAGGTGTTTTGATAAAAATTATCCGTGAATATTATAGAGGAGTCTATTGATGAAATACCATAATCACCTGTATGTGTATTGGTTATTCCTGCTGATGGGTAATAACTTATAGTGAATGCATCCCTGTTGGTCGCTAGTGACCCTCCCATATAAGAAAATCGTTGATTAAAGAAATATATAGGATCAATAGTGGATAATATATAATAGTCAGTAGATGGATTTGTTAAGGAGTATCTTCCTACAGTAAGAAGAGAAGAAGTTTCATATGTTACGGTAACTTCTTGATTTTTTGCAAAATATAAAGGAGCCGCTAAGGTTGTTTGTAACAAACCAGTATCACAATTTAAGGTTTTTACTGTAAAATAATTTGCAGGGGCTAATCCTGATGCATCAGTTATTTCCTCGGATGGAATATATGTTAGAACGTTGGTGGTATCTATGGTCGATACATTCGGAGAACCATCTTTGTACAATGTTACATTCCATACATTTTCCTCATCAGTTACTAAATTTGATGATACCACTGGTAATGTTATGCTAAAACTAGAATCTATTATTTTTTTACCTAGTATAGTATTAAATGTTCTTGCATAGTTCTTTGTAGTTGATTGGATATAGTTTCTACGTGTTTTAGATATATATGGAGTCGAAGCACTGGAAAATGTTATTCCGAAGGGTGTTGCATTTTTTACTGCGGAGAGTGGTAATTGTTTTCTAAATTCAATAGGAGTTACGGGGTCGTCATATCCGAAATATTGGAATGGTAGTATACCCGCAGATATAGTACACTGATTGTTAGATACTTTTATTATTATAGGGTAAGGCTGTGTAGGATATATAGTTAATCCAGACAATCCACCTAACATAGACATGTATAAATAGTTATGGTTTCTATCCGCAGTAGCCACAATATCATTGATCCACGTCATAGGGAAGTCCGCAGGAACTGATGCAGAATTCGTAGGTTGAGATAGAACAGTAGGGGTTCCTGTATTAGAATTCCACACAACTACAGATGTACTTGGAGAATATTTTTCATTATAGTAGTAATAATTAGCAGCCCTAAGACCTAATCGTGCATTATCTAGGCGAACATCTGGTTCATTTATAGAAATTACCAAGCGTTCTGCGGGAAATGCCACGGAAGATACTACATTATTTAAAATCATTGTGTATTTATTTATTGAATAGTAGTAGTCGTTCTATTATAATATGATATGATATGTATCCTTCTGTATATAGTATATTCTCTTATTGGTTTTCATTTCTTACGAGATTATACCAAGAAATGTTACCAAATGAATAGATTACCATTTGATGGATCTATTTGGAAATTTTACATAGTATCACTTATTTGCGGAGGAATAAGCATAATAATTATATTGATTTCAACAATTTGGGCTTTTTTTGAAGCTTTTTCAAAAAAAGATTGACATCATATGATAAGTAGTGTAATATAAGATATTCAGTCAAGTGGTCTAGTGACCATTCAAGCCTCATAAGTTTGAGAGTGGCGGCGCAAATCCCCAGACTGGAACCATTATTGCCTCTTGGTCGGTTTGGCATCGAGAATCTTTCATAAGGATTTTAAACGGAGTTCGAAACTCCGACGAGGCACCAATTATTTAATACTGTGACGAATAGCCTTTGTATTTTGAATATGATTGTTCATAAGTGCAGCTATACTTCGAAACAGAGAACCTGATTGTCCACTATCCCCTTTTTCAGATAAAATAACAGTCAATTCACGAAATGAATTGTATAGATTGGATAATGCGGCAGGTATAGTAGAAGGATTTTTACCCTGGTATTTGTTATTAAAATTTTCCCTTATAAAAGTGTTTATCATTCCAGTTACTCTCATAATTGTTGATAAATCCCTGTTGATAGGATTATTACCAATTTCATCTCTAAAATTCTTCAAAGAGTTATAGGCGACATACACTGCATCATTAGAAGTTTCCTTTGATAAAGGTGTATAATCTTTTTTTATTTTTGGTCCACTATCCTTTTGTATTTTTACCTTTTCGCCAAAATCTGGAGAGTAATTCAATTTATTTTTAGTTTTTTCTACTGGCGAATTTATATGCCCAATTTTAGATTGGGATATATAACCCTGTTCTTGAACTAACTGCCAGCCTTTATGTGCATTATAGACGTATTCTTCTTTGTGTTGCATGATTATATTTATTGAAATAAGTAATTCTTACTGTATGTTATGGAGTTTCTTTAAAAATATCGGATATGACCGGAAAACTAAGAAATATATAAAATGACAAATCAATTTAAATTTAATTGGAAGAACGAACTTGATGGTAAATGTTCATACCTTAGAATAGGAAAGATGGGATATTTCCGAATCACGAACAATGAAGACGAAGAACGTCGATTTTTCAATGCAACGTTCTATAATTCATATGGAAATGAAGATGAACGATTTTCTTGTGGTGGATCAACTTTGGAAAAGTCGAAGATCGAGGCTGAAATTGTAATATTAGAAGATATGTTTGAAGGACTTTTTAAAACATATGAAGAATCTTCTTGCAATCAAAACAAAATGTGTTAAAATAGAGTAAGTAAAATAACAGATATGAAATCTCATACGAAACAATTTAATATTAGCTCCGAGCCGAAAACGGCAGGGAGTGTTTCGTTTAGTCCCAAATGGGAACGAAATACAAAGATTTCATAACTCTAATTGAGGGAAACCCGTTAGAGTGTTCTAACAGGGTTTTCAACGTTTTCCGAAAAAAGATAAACATAGCGAGCGATACAAGCATAGATCGAGGACGACAATTAAAAGTGTGGTGGCAAGATTTAAGCGTGACTAAGGACCACGTATAGAGTTACCAAACTTAATCAAGTTCTCATAGATCGCAGTTTCGGGAATCCGAATAATCTCTATGTAAAAACACTGCACCACGCTGTTGAAGTTGGATGGATAACGCGAAGCCTGAAAAGTTTCGAAGACTGGATCGTTACCAGTAACAGCGGCCAGATAATTTAAGAATTTTGGAAAGTATAAATGAGCCGATCAATCCCGGTAGCTAACCACTAAAACAAAGTGTTGTACGCTAATTGGGAAGCGGCGAGATAATAGTGTATCCGAAGTTTGTTAGTACCTTTTTACATAGTTCGATGTATTCGTCTACAGTAAGTGCCGCTTTTGATTGGTTTGCATCTTTAGTACATAATCCCATATTGTTGATAGTATTATCTCCGCCCCTAGATACTGGCACTTTATGGTCAAGAGAAATTGTATTCAAGTTTTCTAAATCCAAAATATCACCCGTCAAATAACAACGAGGATTTTCCTCTAAGAGAGCCATAACGTCTCTCCAGTTAAATTTTAATTTTTCTGAATCAAACGGTAATCGTTTTCCTTTATATGTGTTGTCTCGTAATTGAAAGTGTTCACATTTGACTCTAAGACGGCGTTTTTCTTTTTTGAAGCTTTCTGTCTTTTTTATTAAAGGATTCTTTTCCTTATTCATCTTAATTCTTTCGATAGCATTTTTTCGATAGACATCATTGCAATAGTATGATACAGTAGATTTGCTACAATTTAAAATATCACAAATTTCTTTATATGTGAGTCCTTCTGAGCGTAATTTGAGTATTTGTTCTTTCATAACAATACTTATTAGCGTTCGATTATATATCAACATATTCGAACAAAAAAATAAAAATCCTATCGGGCTGGCTTGGTGTTAAGCGCGAGACTGTTAATCTCGATAAGCGTGGATCGTAACCACGGGTAGGAGCCAATTATAAAAAATGATAACACCTGATTTATTAGAAGTATGGTCAAATGCCAAACAAGAAGCAGAATCTAAAGGATTTGAGCTTTTATGGAATGAAAGATATAGATGTACTTTGTATAAAAATGGTAAAATATTAGAAAGTTTTCAAATGAGTTTGGGATTGTTAAAAAGTCTTCAAACCTTCTTGACATCAGATAAAGATAGTCTAGGTTAGCGAATGCAAGAACAAGATTATAAAGAGCTTTATGAAGATTTAGCCATTCGTTTGGGTAATATAAAAAGAGTGGTGAGGAATGCAGATAGACGACATATTTCAGAAGAAGCGAAGGAATTGTTAACATTTTATTGTTTAGGTAGAAAAAGATGAGAAACCCTTTGACTCTTCTGAAACCTGATGTAAAGTTAAGAATGCACCCAATAATTGAAAAACATTTAAAAACGCTCAATCCACAAGAAGCAGAAGAGTTTGAAGATGAATTAATGAGTGTTTTTCTGGAATGTATAGCAGAAGAAATGGAGAAAGAAAGTGATGACTTTAAGATGCTGAAAAGTTTACAAAAGGTCTTGACAAAAGAAAATGATGGTGTAGCTTAGTGAGTAGTAAAAAATGTCCCCTTCGTCTAGTGGTTAGGACAATAGTTTCTCAGACTATAAACGTTGGTTCAATTCCAACAGGGGATACCAGTTAAAAATACCTTACGAATCTAGGGGAAGCTTATAAACAACTCCGAAAGTCACAAACTCGTAATAAGAGTGCGCGCTATTATTACAATGGGAATGGATAGATTGGTGTTCTATAAAAGGGTGGTCAATATATAGTAACTTGACAAATTTTTCAAATGACGCTTTAGTTTAACGGTAGAACACTATCCTTTCAAGATAGATCATGCGGGTTCGACTCCCGTAGGCGTTACCAAATATTTTAAAATCCCTCCGAAGCTTTAAATTGAAGCATATGGCTTTTAACCATGTGAATTTGGAGAGTTACCAAACGGAGGGACCAGTTTTCAATTTAGTGTAAGAGTAGCATAACCCCCGTCTAGGGGTGAGAACGGTGCAATTCCGTCTTAGAGTATTAGATATACATGTGTAGGAACAGGTGCAAATCCTGTAATTGAAAAGTTTTTAATCAGAATGTGGCAGACAAGTAATTGCACTGGATTTGGGATTCAGTAGATGTGGGAGCGTTACCCACCATTTTGACCATTTAAATGAAGAGATGTATGCGGATTTCTTTATAATTGGCCCGAAAGGGGGTTATAAGGAGGGGTTCGAGTCCCCGTCTCTTTGCGTTTTTTCTTATGGAAGAATATCTAAAAACCAATAGAGAGAAAAGTCTAACTGCAAAGAAAGAATTATTTTGGTGTAGATGTGATTTGAATCATATTGGTCAATACGGAAAGTGTTCCGTCTGTAAAAGTAAAAATCCTCGGAGGAAATTAAAAAAGTTTTAATATATGAACGAAAAGATGCTATTGGCATATTTTGCTGCACGTGCCACTAAAGATGATATGCTTTCACATCAAGAATGTGATGTGAAAGTTGGCATAGAGCCTTATTATATCTATAATGCATACCCAAGTATTTCTTATAATTTCGATGATCCCTCTGTTAAAATTATAAGAATACCGTGGAGCGTGTATTGTAATTATACAAATCAATATCGTTTAGTAAAAACTGATAATGGCTTAAATGGTGGTGTGTATTCCGTTGAAGAACTTAAAATGAAATATGCATTGAATATGATTTGGAAGTTAAGAGAATTTGAGAAATTCCTTGACGGTTCTTTCAAAAACTTATGAAACTAGAACACGGAAAAGTAATTCAAAAGCCAAAATATAACAATGTTTATAAATTCTATCTAAGGTTTATGATCGGTGATGCAGATGGCTGGTTATATGAAACACTATATGTATCACCAGATAATAAACATATCGAAAGATTTATTACATTTCTAGATGATTGTGAAAAGGCTTATCCTTATGGTCGTGGTGGCGGTGATCGCGATAATTATCAAAGAGTTGTTCCAGAGTGGAACGTCTTTTGTGGTGAGGATTTTTCCGATAATGACCATGATTTGAATGCTCTATGTTTTGGTTGGCCTTATGAACCTGAAAGTTGTTGTCAAGCATCGTTTGATCGTTATACAATTACATATTTTAATGCTGATGGCGTTGAGCACGAAGTTAAAGTGGTAAAATGAAAATTATAGAAAATAAAAAACAAAATCCGTTTTCTGAAGTTCTTCGGAAAAATTTAAAAATTCTTGGAAAAGAGGCAGGAAAGCGAATTCTTTCCTTTCTTCGAAATAAGGGTTAATATGCCTTTGTGGGTCAATTGGCCGACCAACAGAGTCTTAATCTGTGGAATAAATTCCTATGTGGGTTCGAGTCCCACCAGAGGCACCAAAATGGAAGAAGAAACAACAAAGATAGAATCTAAACATGAACCCGCGATAACGCCGAGTCTTTTCTTCACAGATGAAGAAGTTGAATCGGTGGATTGGGATGCCGTATTTGAAGAATGGTGAATATATAATACCCTATGATCGACAAACAAATTCCATTTCAGTGTTATCAATATGTCACGGCTGATTATGGCGAAGATACTCAGTGTCATAAATTACTAGAGAAAACTGTAATTGGAATAAGAAAAGAAATATATTCAAAAGGAATAGAATATGTGTGGGCATTGTTAGATGATGGGAACGACATTCCTATACAGATTATAAGCTATACTCCTGAACAGGCTCTCGAAAAATATATAAAGCAAACAACAATTCAGATAAAAGAGATAGAAGATGGTATTGAATTCCGAAAATTAGAAAACCTTCATTGGGAAAAACAACAACAACGATTTAAAAAAATTTTAAATACAATAAAAGATGAAACTACAAGAAAAAATTAACGAAGATATTAAAATTGCAATGAAGAATTCCGATTCAGGAAGACTTGCAGTATTACGCCAACTTAAGAATGCATTCACGAATGCTGCTATTATTAAGGGGAACGTGAACAATCCTTTGGACGATGTAGAGGCTCTAGGAATTGTGCGTAAACAGGTTGCACAACGGGAGGATTCCTTTGATGCCTATGATAAGGCAAATAGGGCAGACCTTGCTATCAGAGAGTATAATGAGATGGCAATTCTCAAGGAATACCTTCCTGCGGCTCTTACAAATGATCAGGTGAGTGATATGGTTGATTCTGCAATTGCAGAGCTTGGTGCTACATCTAAACGCGACATGGGTAAAGTTATTAAACGTGTCGTGGAACTCGCAAACGGTGCAACTGATAATAAGACAATTTCTACATTAGTAGGACAGAAATTACAATAATATGTTTGTTTGTCCTAAAATAACCAGTGGAAAATTCGACGGAGGAATATTATATCTACAAAGTGAAAGTCCGTCCGAAAAAGACATAATTTTCGAGAATGTGTTATATTTTCATATAATTCAAAAGTTTATAAACATTGAATGGAAAAATTCAGGACCGTCTGGACCGTGGGGCAGATTCGTTTCAGAGGATTTTATAGGAATAGAATATAATGGGAATTATATAACGAATTGGAATTCAGAACATGTTAACGCTTGATGAATATAATAAACATTTCGGAAGGCTTAGTTCTAGGAATGGAGCAAGAGTTGCTTGTCCTAAATGTATTCTTCCGCCCGAAAATAGAGAGGTTGAAATGGTGTTCACATGTCCCGGTATGATGTTACTATCATGTCCAGGACAATATAATGTTCATTGCCCTTCTTGTGGATTTAAATCGACTAGATACGAATAATATGGCAAAGAAAAAGGCAGCGAGAATTCCACCTAAACTACATTTAGAACTTTTAAGTGAAGTACAAGTTGATCGTTGGGGTCATACAGTTTTTGAAAATGATGATATTCAAGTCGTAGTATCAGCAGAAATTGATTATGGTGGTTGTTTTTATGAAAGCGATTCGCCTAGTATTGAAATGAAAGTTACAACATATAAAAAAGTTTGGAAATGAAAACACCTACACTTGATAAAATTTTAAATGATTTACAAGCCACTTGGGGTTATACTCCCGAAGAATTGGCAGATATTAGAATGCAATTATTAAATTTTGCATTTGCTGCACATGTTGATTTTCTTGTACTTGATGAAGTGCTGTATGGATTAGAATTGAAACCGATTAAAGATTAATGTTGTTGACCTTTTCAGTTTCGGTAGTATGGTTATATGGGCATGTAGCATAATGGTAGTGCGTTTCCAACTGTGAGTTCGAGTCTCATCGTGTCCATCAATTTATTATGAACAGAACATTAACCAGATTTTATTTGAAAAATCCCATCGTAGGAAGACGTGAGAATAAACGTCGGAAAGATGCTGCACGAATAAAAGCTCGGGAAGCCGATAGAAAATATAATTACCCAGAAACGTGTTATATGTGTGGCGGTCAGATGTCTTGGTGTTCCCTTTGCGAGGTGTGGTCATCGAATTGTTGTTGTGACTATGGAACATGTATGTGTTCGTAATTTGTTTAACTAGGACGCAAGTCTAAAAATCCCGTCAAATAAACCAGATGAAGAAAGCCGTGCGAATTGATACTCGCTAGTCTGGAAGGAGGAAAGCGTTTTATCAGACGCAAAAAATAACCAAATCAGGGATGGAAACTGATAGGCGGGGATGTTAAATTACAGAAGATGATTGACAAAAAGAAAGGAGTGTTGTAGAATATTGAATGAAACAAGAAGTATTAAAATTAAATAGGGGATTTTATCCTATCGGAACAGAATCTTGGAAAGATACTATGACTAATATCTTTTCTGGTGCGGTTCATCCTTTAGATGTTTGGTACGATGTTGATGAGGCGGGAAATGTAGATCGTAAAAAAATCGTAAGTATGGAAGTTGTTAAAGATTTTGAATCTTGGAAACAGTTACCGCTTAGAGATTATGATGAATACGTGAAAACTTCTAAAGGAAGTATCCGTATGCCAAGTATCGTGGTGTGTTCTAAATTTAATAAGATTGTCAACAAGAAGGCGGTATTTCCTACTAAGAGTAATATTTGGGATCGCGATAATTGGACTTGTTTATATACTGGTGAAAAGCTCACAAGGGATAACATTTCCATTGATCATATTCTTCCAGTTTCTAGAGGTGGGCAAAACACTTGGGAAAACCTTGCAACATGTCAGAAGGCTCTAAATATCTGGAAGGGCGATAGAACTCCAAAGGAATGTGGTCTGAAACTTTTGAAGAAGCCAGAAAAACCGAAAAATTCATATTCTATGAAATTTATGAGAGAAGAGTGGCAACAGTTTGTAGATGGAGGAAAGTTTGAGTAAGTAGATATATCAGAGTGATCTAATGGAAGATGCCCTCGGGCTATATAGGTTTAAAATCCTATCTTTGATAATTATATTGCGGTATAGGTGTAAATGGTCGCACGTCGCACTTCCAATGCGAAGGATTTAGTCGGTTCGATTCCGACATACCGCACCAAATATTAATAATAATATTGTATGAAGTTATTCAAACCTTATAGTAATATTAAAGATTTTTTACATCGTTTTACGATATTAAAAATTGGAAAATTACATATTCGTATACATAAGATAACAAGTGAAGACAAGACTAGTTTATTTCATAATCATCCTTTTCATTATATTAGTATAATTTTGAGAGGTGGATACACCGAAATGATATTAGACAATGATGTTTTATCACAGAGGAGATATACAGCGGGAGATCTTATATTAAGAAGTAATAAGACATATCATAGAATAGATAAGTTACATGGAGAAACAATTACATTGTTTATTGCATATGGGAAATATGCATGGAATGCAATAAATCCTGTTATCAGTGATTCCGATGATGGAATATTTGAGCGTATTATTAATGAAAAAAGATTATGGAATAAGAGAAAAAATGGAATTTGGTATATTGGTAATGTAAATAAAGATGTAGCAGAGAGGGAAACTAGACATAGTATCCATCAAGTTGAAAATGGTCAATAAGCATAGATAGCGATGTTTCGGTTTTGTACTCCGAATAGTACGGCGCAAGTCCGTAATTGACCTCCAAAATAGTGAAAACAGAAATATCATCTAAAATAAAACATCCTTTTCATACGGAGATATGTTTTAAAATTTTCGACAGTGAGAGTGTTCGCGCCGAAGGAAATATTATTATATATGATATTGATGTAGAAGCTGGACCAAATGCCCTCATAGAGGCGACAACAACCGGCAATAATTTAAAAGATGAAATCCGAAAACTTGGACAAGTTATATTAGATGAAAAATAAGATAATAAGGGCTGTTCCATATTTTCCGTCTGATATAGATCACTCTGTAACAAAAGAACAGGCGGAGCAAACTCTTAAAAAGTTTAAAGAAAATCGGCATAAGATAATTGAGTATATGAGAAATATCTTGTTAAAAGAGTTTGACAACGATAAGTAGATGGTGTAAAGTGATTTAAATATGTCCCTAGTGTAGAGGTAACACGACAAGTTCCAACCTTGTAATCAAGCGTTCAATTCGTTTGGGACATGCATTAAATAGGCTCTTGGTGTAATGGTCTAGCACTTGAAATTTTGGATTTCAAAGTACAAGTTCGAATCTTGTAGAGCCTACCAAATTTAAAAATCCCTTCGTATAATAAAAGTAATTTCATAGCTTGTGACGCTATCTAAGACGGAGCATTACCGTCCAAGGGAACCAAATTTAATGAGAGATGTTTTACACGATACTCAAATCTTAAAGAGATGGCCTGCATGGGTTTGTGAAAGGTGTTATTCACCAATTAAGTTAATTAAACAAACCAGTAAATGTCATGACGATTATGAAGAGTGTAAATGGTGTAAAACAAAACGAACAGTGAGAACAACACAATGGAGAAAATATCCCGATAATATTGATATTTTCTTTGGAAGAATTTAAACAATGAAAAAATATTTAAAAACTGTAACAGTAACAGGAGCATCTGATGATACTTCTATTGAGGAAATGGCGGAAATTCAAAAAGAGTTTCCATTTGTTGAATGGGGCATTCTTCTGTCTAAAAGACAGGCAGGAAAATCGAATAGGTTTCCATCTAGAGATTGGCTATATAAGCTCGAAAAATGTCGCCTTACTGAAGGAGGAGCAAGTTTAAAATTATCTGGACATTTATGTGGAGAATATGTAAATGAAATCTTACAGAAGAATTGGTTACATGGCCTAACATTTGTAGAGTACCTTGAACCTGAATGGTTTGATCGTATTCAAATTAATACTCATGGTGAGAAACATAAAGTTGATTTAGATGTTTTGATACAAAACATCGGATATAACCAGAATATCCAATTTATTGCACAGTATGATAAAGTGAATAACTATATTCATGAACTTGATCTTATGGGTATTAGTAACATTTCTGCTCTTTATGATCTATCTCATGGTGCGGGGGTTCTACCTTCTGAATGGGATTTGCCTTTGGATGGTGTTTACACGGGTTATGCAGGAGGTTTATCAGTTGAGAACCTAGAGAGTCAGTTGCAAAAATTGGACGAGATTATCGAGGTTCCGATTTGGATTGATGCAGAGACTTGGTTGAGGACAGAAGATAAATTTGACCTACAAAAAGTGAGACAGTTCTTGACAATAGCACAATCTAGAGTAATTTGAAGAATGAAAATCGAGGATACGGACAATTATTGTATAGGACATATACGTAATACTGGAATTTATGTTGTAAAACAATACAACGGTTTACAGTGGCGAATGGATGTTGTAGAAGTCAATGTCTATGAATATCCAGTTAAGCGTGGTGTCGCAATGGGTAATCAAAAATATTTGAAAATTATCGAGACTATTAACGATAGTCCTATTGATTGGAAATTAAGTGTCTGGTATAAACAATTATGAAATATTTTAAAGACATAAATACCGATACCCTTAGAGATAGGCACCGAGATGAACTCATAGAAATGAGCGTGGAGTATCGAGAATATCTACTGCAAGCATGGGAATATGCGATTGCACATGGATTTAAAGTTTCTGTATTTGATAATAAAGGTAAATGTGTTGCAAAAAAGATAGAAAATGAAAACAGAATTATCGATTAAAGATTTCTCCGAATATTTAGAAAAAATTAATACTCTTATAAAGATTGGAAATAATATGAGCAGTAAACTCGCAGAACAGCATAGATCACATGGTTTATGTAGTTCATTTGAATTAACTCGGCAATGGAATGTTCTTGTGAACGATTTAAAGAAAAAGTAATAAATGGGCTAGCTAATTAACATCGAGGTTATTAATCAGAGGGGATTCTGATGATGCAATCGGAAAGGGAGTGCGCAACCCCGAGTGAGTTCGAATCTCATATAGTCCACCAAAAATTATGGAGAAAAAATGAAAACATTATCAGAATATTTTAATCTTCCACCAAATTCTTTTGCTACTTTTCTTAATGCACAGGATATTGTAGAACAAGAAGAACAACGACAGTTGGAAAATAATATAGTTGAATATTTTCAGAAGAAAAAAGAAGAGTGTAAATAGAAGATATGGTTCCTACCGAGGTTGGCTCCTCAAGTGCTCTTGAAAAGCACGGTGACTGAAAGGTTAATTGTTCGATGCGATTAGGAACCGCCATTAAAAATAAAATATGAAAAAAACTCTAAATCTGCCTAGGATTGCCGTAAAGGAATCTAAATTAGATTGGAAAAGTTTTAAAACCGAAGTTGCATGGATTTCTATAGGGGAACCGGAAAAAAGTTTTCAACATATTCAAAATGAAACACTTGATAAATGTGCAAAACTTAAAATATGTTTTCACGATTTGAAAGAGGTTCATGAAGATGATAAAGCAAATGGGTTATTCCCACCTACACGAAAAATTGCACATAAAATTGTAAGGTTTATACTTGATAATAAAGATAAGAACATTATAGTAAATTGTGCGGCAGGAGTGTCTAGAAGTGGTGCGGTTTGTAAATTTTTAGAGGATGTGTTGGAATATAAGTGGATAGAGTTTGGAAAAAAGCTTGCATTACCGAACATGTTGTTGTATGATCTGTTAGTAGAAGCTTATAATGAAAAAGCAAAAAGATTTTCACAAAAGGAAAGCCTATAATCTTGCGAAAAGATTAGGTTGGGAAGACCCTGTTCCTGATGCAACATTAAGAGCACTGATGGCAGGAACACCAGTAAAAGTCAAACAAACAAATGATCTTAAGAAAGATTTTGGTAGAAGCTGTTACGGAAAGTTTACACATTTATCAAAAAGACATTATTTAGAAAGAGAAAGATGGAATGAAAGACCCTGATGATATTTTTGAAAAACATGAAAAAGCACAATCTTCTGGATATTATGAAGATATTCGATGGAAAGAGGTTGCAGAGCTTAGAAAAGAAGGCAAAGATCTTTTGGCAAATGGTTTAGTTTTTTCTATAAGAGATGATTGGGGAATATAAGTAAGTAAAAATAAAAGGGGCTAGGGACTGCTTGGCGTGGTCGTTTCACTTGCAATGAAAATATCAGTAGGGTTCAAATCCCTATAGCTCCACCATACAATTAGTTAGACTGGTCGGTATTATATCTATATTTTCTAGCACTATTTTTATTTAATGAGCCAAAGTTAGATGTAAGAGAATGGCAGTTAGGGCACACCACTTCTAAATTATTCGGACTGCTATTTGCCGCATTTCCGTCAATATGATTTATTTGAAGAGGAATTCTACCTGTCGAAGGATGAACGGTACCCCAACCGCATTTCGAGCATTTATTATCCGCACATTCAAGAAGATATCTTCTTATAGAGGGTTTTATGGTTAAATATTTTTCACATCCAATCCCTGTAATATCTCCATTTTTCCACATTTCAATATCTCTTGTATATCTATATTCGTGTTGACATTGTAATGAACAATATTGGATGCTATTTGAATGTAATATGTTGGGACAATTTTTGCAATATTTTACAGGTGTTCGATTTTTATTATTAAAAATGGCCGCACAAGACTGTGAACAGAAATTATTAATGGTTTTGGATGCAGAATTCCTCTTTCTAATCTCTATATTACAGTTTGCACATACACATGCTTTGGTGTTGATTAATGTTTTGTACGCACCTTGGCATTTTCTCGAACAGAATAATCGATTTATAGTTCCTTTAAATGATCGATATGCGTCGGAATTTGATATATGAAATATCTCCGAACAGTATTCACATTTACATGGTATGTTATTTTTATAGAGTTTTATGTCGTTTTGGGATATTTGGATATTCATATAAGATACTTATTCGAATCGTTTAATAAACTCTGACATATAAGTTGCATTATAAGTCTATGTGTGGTAAATTGACCTCCATATGAATAATACAGAAGAGTTCTTTGATAAGAACAAAAATTATTATAAAGAAGGTGTGGCACTTATTTTTTATAAAAGGAAAAGAGTAGAAGGTGATGATCCTATATTTTCTTATATAGCATTGGAAGATATAGAAGATTTTCTAGGATTTAAAATACATAGTGAAGATGATCCTATAGACGAATCTGTAATAGTTGAGAAGTATCCAATCAATTTAGATGACAGAGAGACTTCTTTAAAGCATATGAATACTATAGCTAATTCTTCAACATTTATAGAATGGATAGGATAATGAAACCTTTAAGAGAAAGAATAATAATTGCGGAACGTCCTCCTGCATTTATATCTGATAGAGTATTACGAGTGTGGGGGCTGAAAGATTCGGGAATGGTTATAATTAAAAAGAAATGATACAATATTTATTGACTGATGCCTGGAGATATGCTATATTCGGAATTATTATAGGAGGGCTGTTGAAGACAACGGTCGCAACAGCTTTTCTATTAGCAATCCCCTTTATTTTATTAGGGTTTTTGATAACATTGATAACAGATTAAAAATTGGAAGATTAACTAGTCGGGGCACTAGAATTGTTTGCTAAACAATATGTACCTGAAAAGGTATGCGAGTCGGGATCGCAATCTTCCTCCAAACAAAATATGACAACATTTTTAATAATTCTTATATCATATATTCTTCTTACGATTATATCATTGTTCGTGGGAAAAAGCTGGCCGAAAATCGAAGAAGGCGTACCTCCTCCGCCGATCTGTATGAGTTTCATTCCCATAACTGCAATTACAATTATACTTTGTGCAATATATATTTGCCTTATAGAGAAGTTCTCGACAAGAGTGGGTAAACACTGTTCTAAATATATAACTAAATTCAAGAACTGGTATTATAATGATTAAAAAATTGAAAGATAAATATGGAACTAAATATATTATTTGCTTTTTTAATTATATGTGTATTTTATAAAATTTTTAAAAATTGGTAATGAAGAAGGTTAAAGAAACTATTGGACTTTGTTTATATCATATGTTAAGATGTATTCTTGCATATCTTACAAAGTTTAAAATAATTAAGAGAGAATATTAATTGCTTCTGTGGCTTAATGGCTAAAGCGAAGGTCCGATAAACCTTATAAGATGGTTCGATTCCATCCAGAAGCACCAAATTTATTTTCCCAAATGTTTGGGACGACCAGTTGAATCTTTTAGACCATATCCAAAGGTGTTGTCGGTAGGATATCCATATGATTTTTGTCTTTCTACCTTTTTGTTCATGATACTAGCTGATTTACCTGGGTGTGCAAACCCTCTCTGAACTCTTTGTTTTTCTAATCGTTTCTTGGTCAACTCCCAAGGTTCTAATTCAGGAATCGGTTCTTTCTGAATATTTCTTCTTATGACATATTCCCATTCGGTTCCCATCAAAGAATGTCTATTTAAATTAAAATCGACATCTTCTCCATTTTCTTTTAAAAAATCGATAATAGGTTTGATATACTCTTGCGCAAAATTAACATTTTTCCCCATAGATCTATCTTTTATTTTTATCCAACCATTTCTATCCAGAAGATTGCGTAAATTATCTATATTCAATTCATATTCACCTATGAATGGTCTTGATTCTGTGATATATAAAGAATATAGTTCGTTGAAAGTCATAACAATATTTATACAATAATATGAATCCAGTAGGTCTAAATAATATCAAGAATTTGAATACAAAACAATTAGAATCATTATTACATTCTAGAGAACAAGCTGCTTTCTATTCGACTATTGATTTTCCAAAAACAAAGGAGGATTTTGCTCATAATAAAAGTATTTCAGATGGCATAAAAGAGATAAAAGATGAAATTTCTTTAAGAAATATGGTTGCAGTCTTTGGAAAACGTGATATAGTGTTGTAAGTAATTAAAATGCGTTAGCGGCGAAGTTGGAGTGTGTCGCGTCTGGCTGTAACCCAGAAACATAAGAACCTTAGTAGATTCGAATTCTACCTAACGCACCAAATTTTAAAAGGAAGGTAAACTAGTTGGCTAAGTAGTTTGTTTGGAAAACAAATACACTTCAAAAAGGTGTCCAGAGTTCGAATCTCTAACTTTCCGCCATTTAAAAGGTCTCTTTAGTGAAATGGATATCACGCGAAACTACGAATTTCGCATTTTGGGTTCGAGTCCCAAGGGAGGCACCAGTGAAATGCAGGCGTATCGGCTCTCGCTTCTAACGAGTTAAAACCGTAATGGATATATGGGGGTTCAAGTCCCTTCGTCTGTACCATAAATGATACCGAAGGAACAGTCTTATAAAACTATAGAAGATATTATACAAAATATCCAAGAGCATGTAGTAGGTAAAGTCGGATATGTCCGAAGAATCGGACCATTCGATTTTGCTCCGAGAATCGAAATGACTATAAATTCTGAACCAATTTCTATATTTCTTTCAGTCTATCTTATAAATGACGTTTCACAGTTTAAGATGGAAATAGTTCATGCTGTATTATACGAAATCCGCAGATTGAATCCTGATTATTTAAAACCCGATTATAAACATCCCTCTGATGATAAACAATTTCGAAGTTCATAGAACACATTGTTGTAAGGTTTGTGGCTGTAAATATGGTGACAACGATTGTCCCGTGACGAATAATATAGTAAAACCTGCCCATGAATGTTGGGAATGTGAACAAACCGATTATCATGGATGTGGTGAATATATCAGAGAAATAGATAAGTTGGAGACTTTGATAAAAGATATTTTAAAGATAACAGCATTATGAGAGAGTTAAAATTTAGAGTATGGGATAAACAATTTTCCCATTTTTGGAACGAGGGTGTGGGGATGGATATAAAGAGAATCGCATTCAATTTTTATGAATCTCTATTTGAAGATAATGAACGATTTGAATTTCATCAATATATCGGTATAAAAGATTCTACTGGTAAGGAAATCTATGAAGGAGACATAGTCGAGAATACTGTATGTTATGAAGAGTATTGCTCGCCTGCCGTAGTTGCAATGAGTGTTTATGAACAATTACAATGGGCATTGTTCAGAAAAATAGACAATCCTGAAATCGATTATACTCCTATTCAGCAAACTTTTAATGGTGTAAAATTATACGAAGAATTGCCCATTGTTTATAGTAGTTATGGTTACAAAGTTATAGGAAACATTTACGAGAATATAGATATATTTAAATGAAAGAGTTAAATACGGAAACCAATATTGGATGTCAAGGTGAATGGATGAGAAAAACCGCATTCGTTTCAGGACATATCAGAATTTCACAAGAAGAATTTGATACACATTACATTCCTCTCTTAGATAAAGCTATTGTAGAAAACCATAAATTTCTTATTGGTGATGCGAATGGCGTAGATGCAATGGCACAGAAATATCTAGAAGAGAAAGGTGTTACTGATATAACAGTGTATCATATGTTCACTTCTCCTAGAAATACAGTGCCATCTGCAAAGTTGATGGGCGGATTTGAGGACGATGATTCCCGTGATGCGGCGATGACACAGGCTAGCACTTATGATATTGCATGGGTTCGTAAGGGTAAAGAAAAATCAGGAACCCAGAAAAATTTGGATAGACGCAAATCACCAACGGCAATATTAGTAGAATCTCAGGAACATTGGATAAAACCTGTACCTACTCGAAAATCTATCAACTCTCTCAACTTTGAGACTGCGACTTCGGAAGAGTTATATGAATTTTTTCGGGCACCACCGAAAGATGATCCCCGTTGGCCTAAAACCGGTGATAAGGTAAAATTCCTTACGGCTGAAGGGCGATTCTTTCCGCATTATACTAATGTTATTGCAAATGCGAAAGAAAAGCTACGAATGGGAGAAATTTATACAGTTAGTAGATGCGAAGCATATTCTTCTTGGTGTGCAGTATGGCTAGAAGGTTTCGGAGATGATGAATTATTTCATCTTTCTATGTTTGAATTTCCTATAAAGGACTGAATTATTATGGGTAAATAACTATATGTTATTGACTCATAGAAGAAAAGCATTTAGACCCGTTGAAGGTGTCGTAGAAAGTACCACTGATCCTTTTTTTGCTAATGTTTCGGTTCTTTTACATTTAAATGGAACCAATGGTTCAACTACTATTGTAGACTCTGGGCCAGGGGCGAGAACATTTACCGCATTCGGTAATGCACAACTAAGCACAACTAATCCTAAGTACGGAACGGCGTGTTTATTACTTGATGGAAATGGTGATTACCTATCATCTTCTGCCAATACTGCATACGATTTTGGTGTTGGCGATTTTTCTATCGAATTCTGGGTTAACTTCACCGGAACTGGAACACAATATATAATGGATTATGCGGCGGCAAATACAAGTGTCATCGCCATAACTCCAAGTTCGGGTAATGTGTTTGTGTATTGTCAAGGTAGTTTTTGTATAAACTCTGGTTCCACACCATTTACAACATCACAATGGTATTTTATACAGTTAATTCGTTCAGGAGGAACATGGACTATATTCAGAGATGGTGTACAATATGCACAGGCCACAGGCCAAACTACGAGAACATTTGGAAGCTCTGCATTAGCCCTTTTAGTAGGTATAGCAGGAAATGGAGCTGCTCCTACTAATGGTCGAATAGATGAATTTCGAATGACGAAGGGGACCGCAAGGGCAGCTTCCCTTCCCATCTCCGCTTTCCCTGATAGTTGATAAATAATATAATGACGCACTTAAAACTTAATAATGAACATAGGTACGAATCTTCTATTCCTATAATAGATAATTTAATTCGAAAAGGTTGGACTATTGTTGCCGAACCCCCAGATCCTCCGACTTACGATGCGAGCATTCATAAATTAATATACAATGCATCTACCAATGATTATTCTGTAATCGAACTCTCTTCTGAAGAATTGGCTAATAATGCAAGAGCTGAATTAGTGATGTTTGTAGAAAGTAAAATAGAAGAAGGATTCTTAGTAGAACCTGAAAATTTCAGATTAAATCTTCGAGATTCAGACCGTGCAATATTCGCACAGATGTTAGCACTAGTTAAAGAAGCACTAGACCTAAATTTTATAAACGATGATACATTACATACTATCACAGATAAAGAAGGTATTAAAAGAGAAGTCACAACATTGAGATTTCGCCAGATAATGGTAGCATATGGATTTTATTATAAAGGTCTATGGGATATGTTAGTGAGTTGATCAAATTATTTCATCTTTCGTATTGACAAAGACGAAAATGTAGTGTAAGATATAAGTAGTTTACAAACCTTGAACGCCTCTTAACAATGCGCAATTTTTAAGGTGTTTTATGGAGCCGAAGACAAACAGCAGAGTCGCAATCCTGTCAAGATTGAGTTAGTGGGGGCAGCACCCATCGGTTCCGCCAGATAATTTAAAATGCCGTTGTGGTGTAATTGGTAAACACACATGTCTTAGAAACATGTTATCTGTGGGTTCGACTCCCACCAATGGTACCAAATCGCCGCAAGGCTAGGTGTGTTATAACCACCGAAAGAAGAGAGATAAATTTAGATGTGGTTCGATTCCCTAGCCTTGGTAGGCATTTAAATTCAGAACGTTCGTGAAATCCTTCGAATAAGTATTTTATACGCCTATATCCCAATTGGTAGAGGAGAATATCTCAAAAATATTTTGTTCAGAGTTCGAATCTCTGTATAGGTACCAAACTTTTATAAGTAATAAATGCGGGGTTGTTGTAACGGTAGCGAACTGGTTTTACATTCCAGAAGAAAGTGTTCGATTCACTTACCCCGTACCAATTTTAGAAATTAAAAACTTCTAAAAGATACGCAAACTCTTATGATTTTGCTATGGTTTCTTTTTCCGTGTACCCGATAAACACGGAATATAATGGCGGCTGGCGTGGCTAGTGAAACGGAGAATCTGCAAAATTCTTATTAAACGGCAGGGTGCGATCCCCTGAGTCGCCTCATATAATTTGATGAAATTAGAATTAGAAGGAAGTGAAGAGTTTCTTTCATCCATATTAGTGATGATGTCATTTATACAGAAAAGTATAGACAAAAAAACTCCAATAAAATTAGATGTATCAATTGATAGTTGTGAACCACTATCAATAATATATAAAGACGGTCGTAAATCTACCAAGTTAGACGAGATGCAACTATATGAAAACGTAAATCTTGCCAACGGTACATTTAAATTCCACATATAATTACGTAAGTAATATGTATGAAAACGGAATGCGTTCAGGTTAAGGGAGAAGTTACTAAAATTCTTCCTAGCGGTTTTTATCTTATTGTCCTAAAAAAGGTGAATGTAGAAGTTCTTGCTTATTTGTCTGGAAAGATGACAAAGCATAAAATAAGACCTGAAGTAGGTGATGAAGTTGTTCTAGAAATGTCACCTACAGATGTTAAAAGGGGAAGAATTGTTAAAAGAATGTAGTTGAATCGATAGTTTTCTTAGGGTATATTTAATCCTATGAAAATTGAAAACTCAGATATTCTAACTCAAAAACTTCCTCGCCGTTTCCGCAATAAACTAGTAAGAGCACTCCGTAGTGGACGATATACACAAACTAATGGGGTGATGCGTGATCCATTGGAAAATGCTTATGATGTTCTAGGTGTAGCCCATCGTATTGCAGGAGTCCCCAAACAATCTATTACTAAGATGAGAGGTGCTCCACAAGGAAAGCAGTATAATTTCTTACCAAAGGTTCTTACTATGAAAGATACAGAAGTTACGCAAAAGCTTATGGCTTTAAATGATAAAGGTCTTTCGTTTAGGTGGATCGCTTCCCATCTTGAAAATTGTATGTAATTATTAATTAATATTTTCGGCCTGTTGTAGGGTCGTTGTCATACCCACTTATCGGCTATTTGGTTTTTACTGAATAGCCGATAAGTATTTTTATGAATCTCAAAGAATATTATCTACTCAAAGAACGTGCATATTTTATAGACCTTGCCACTCTATCTGAAGAAATTATCAACCAACTTCAAGAGAAACTAGCAAAGAAAAAGTCCATTCGTTCTGGAGATAAGATCACTGTTAAAATTGCAGATGCATATGAATTAGATATAAAACTCTATAAAGGAAAAAGCCATGCCGCAAGAGATGCAGAGCATAACGGTCCAGCAGTCGAAGAAGAATCTTCTGCAATGTATTTTCCTGCAACAGATGAATCGAATGGACGAATTGAAATATATGTTAACTCTTCTAAGAAATCACAGAGTTATTATAAAGAGCGTAAATTTGAAGATTTTATAAATAAGAGTCTTCCTAAATATATTAAAGATATTCTGCGACATGAAATTGCACATGCATATGAAGATATAGTATCTGATGCAGGAAAGTACAAACAAACCCAAAATACTACAAGAAAGGGATATTTTAATTCAGATGATGAAGTAAATGCATATTTCATGCAGTGGTTCCCAGGAGAACTTCAAAATAATAAAATAGCACAATATCATTTGTCAGCAGCGCGTAATGCGACAGATGATAGGATTAAAACTGATCATATAAATCGTGCTGCAAAAGTATTACTGAGTAAGTTATCTGAATTGCCTTGGGTAGCCGAATTGGACGAGAAGAATAAAAAGTGGTTAATAAAAACAACCTATACTTCTTTACAGGAGTTACTTGACAGGTCGAAATAAAGTCCTATAGTGTGGAATATGCGGTTCATTCCACAGATTCTCAAGTTAGCCAACAATAAAGTTACCGTTGCATGTAGCGGTGGCATAGATAGTCTTGCTATTGCAGCTTTTCTAAAGATTTATTACCCCAGGATTAATCTACAATGTTTTCATTTCAATCATAATCTTCGTGAACAAAATGAGATTATGTCTAATTCGGTTTTTACCTTTTGTAAAGATTTTAATATTAGGTGGGAAGAATCTTATAGAAATGGTAATTACGATGACACCGATCCTAAAGACGAATCTACCCTTAGAGCATTGCGCTATAAAGCAATGGCAGGTCTGGGATATGTAATCACAGGTCATCATATCGACGATGCATGTGAGAATTATATGTTTAATTGTTTGAATGGGGTTCCTGAATATCTTCCGATTCCGTTGGTTACTGAATATAAAGATTTTGATCTTACTGTTATTCGCCCCTTTATTCTGAATGAAAAGGAAGAGTTTCGTGCATTCGTAAAAGATTATGATTTGGAACAATACGTTGTAGAAGATGAAACTAATACTGATGAAGGTTATCGCAGAAATTGGCTAAGAAATAATTTAATTCCACAGATTTCCGAGAAGGGATATAATTTAAAAACTATTGTCAAGAAACGTTATGAAAAATACATTAAAGAAAACTATTAAGAATATTATTATAGAATATTTCGATAAACATTGTAAAAAGCTTGATGAGGACTATTGGGATTATAGTGAATGGGAGGATTTGTTAGATTTTAAGAAATTCGTAGATACTGTCCCAAATATAGTGTTAGAAGCGAATAAAAGAAGAACCATCTTCACTATAAAATTTGTAGAAAATGGTGAACGGGTAAAGTTTAGTTTAAGGGAGTATAACAAATTAATATCAGATCTATCAGTATGAAAGGTTGTGTAACTATAGAAGAATCTCTACAGAGTTTAATAGATGCTGCGAAATTATACTCTAAGAAAAACGAAGGGGAAGGTCCACATAGTTTTTATCCTACGATGTATCATTATACAATGATACGATATCTAAAATTAGTCAAAAGAAAAGCTAAATTCTTCTTTGATCCTGATGACCGAAGATTTGGTGGTCCTACTTTGAATTGGGATGTAGACGAATAAAATAAAAAAACCCGCTAAGAAATTAGCGGGTTTTTTTATTATTTAAATTTAGCGTTGTGGTATATTAACAGGTGGACAGCTTCCACCCGTTCCAGTGAGAATTTTAGCTTCGTATGCTTGGAACACATTATCAATTTCTTGTTGTGCTCCTGCATTAGAATCAAGAACACCAGTTTCATATGCATGTGCAACTCTCCAGTATTGATACTGGAACGCTACCTCGAACTCTGTAAGGTCGTTTCCTTCGATGTTGTAGGTGATTTGTCCTACATTCTGAGGGTAGACACCATGAAGGCGATAAACACGCATAATGTCGCAATTAGGAGCAAGTATGGCAAGGTCTATAGTTGTGTTGTCGCATGGGAAACCTGTTCCACATGATGTTTCATCACTAATAGTTGCAAAACTCCAACGTTCAAGAGCATTACGCACAAGATAATCCCCAGGAGTTCTGAATGTTATAGACCACGGGTTAGGTGTGTAACGGGCCATCCCTTGAATGTTGATAGGAAACCCTTGATAAGGCACTTCGATATTCTGAATTTCTCTTCCAGGAACAGAGAGGGTCTTTGCATAAACATGGCCCCCAAGTCCAGCGGGTTTTTCAATAAGTTCACGATACACATAATCGGGAACATTGCTCATGTTTAAAATTCGAATCTGCCATGATCTCGAAAAATCATGTTGTTGGAAAACTTCTCTTGCGTTTTTAATACTGCCTAGTGCCATGTAATTATTTATCACTAAAAACACAAATCTATAAAATAAAAAACCCGTTAGAATTTTCTAACGGGTTTTTTATTTTATTCAGTCCATTCTCGAATACTGTAAGAAACTAGTCCTGCTTCATGCTAAGAATTCGTATGTTAGTTCTTCTGTATTATTCGATTCTTCTGTACTTCCTCGAAGGGAATACTTATAAGGAATTCCACCAGTTTTCTCTATACAAGTCTTGATGTCTCCACTGACATTATTAATATAAGTCAGTAAATCACCATGTGAAATATCTTTTTCTTCAATATTTTTCCCTGTTAATTGACTCATATTATTAACGAATTTCAATGCATTACATAGTGCTACCCATTTTGCGGCTTCATCTAGCGACATTTCGGCAGCGGGTAGAATTTTATATTTATCGGATAATTTGGATACGTTCGTTTCGGTTTTCATATATTTTTAGATTCACTACTCCCACAAATGGGAAATCTTTAATTTGGACACCTTTGGCTAGGTTGTCCCTGGAAAGCAGGATATTGAAGGAAGTGATATGTTCCTTTTTCAGTCTTTCCGTTAAAATATTATTGAGAACTTGGAAGTCTTGCTGTGTTTTGAATGATGTATTGAACGGATCAAACATCTCTTTTAAATCTTTCGAAAGATTATGAAGAAGTTCACCGTGAACAATTCCAAATTCAACAGGATTGGATCGCTCTTTCATTTGACACGGTTTACATTTGTATTCAGCGGATACTCTTTCATCCGAACCATAAGTATCAAATAATAGTTGATACTGGTCTGGATTTAGAATTTTTATTTCTGAACAATATGCACAGGGGACTTCTCGATTAATGCGAACAAGGCGTTCTTTGGTATCGATAATCTTTTTTGGCGCTTTTTTAGGTTTTTCCGGTTTTTTAATATCCGGTAGGATGAAGGATTGTATATTTTCCATTTATTTTAAATTAATCTGCATATAATGAGCCCGTAGCACAACCAGTATCATATTCGCTGGGGTATTCTTTGACTATACTGTTATAACAATAAACTCCGCCTAGCCCAGAAGGGCATGGATGATTAGGACATACATATCCGATTGGCCCATTACCAAAATCTATACCACATTTAGAACATCTAATACCTTTATTATAATAAGGTTTTGGAATTGTCGGCCATGGTGGGGGATAAAACGGACGTTGTTGATTATCCTCTGTTCGCTCTTTTGCGTGTTCAAGTAACAACTTCATCTCATCCGAAAGAGTGGATTTCTTGACAGGTTCTTCATTCTCGAAGACGAACATTAGTACCCAAGTTCCGTAAAAGCCTTCTTCAACCCAAAACGAATCACCATCAAACTTATATTTCAATAGTTGTGTGTTATGATCAAAATCCTCAATCAATAACTCTGAGTATGCGCCTGATTCTCCAGTGCAGGTGGAGCAATCTATTACACAATTTTTTCCTATTACTTTAGACCAATCTACTTCATTAGTATTTGGTTTATAATACTCTTTTCCTAATCTTTTAATAATTTTCATAATTTAATAGTCCTTCGATCATCCCTAACATCATAGGAATGATAAACTTGTTCTCTACATTATCATGCTTTAGAATTTCTGCAATTGATTCTTTTATAGTTAATAAAGATTTTTCGATATCGGAGAAATCTTTGGATGGAAATTCTTTGCGAAGGGCACCTATATACAGAACAGAGAATTTTTCTAAAAATGAAATACTATCCAAAACGTTTACACTAGTTTTAAATGTCATACTGGACAATTTATAAAAACGTAAAATTTCTGCATCTGTGAAGTTATTGGCGAATTGTAGTAAATGTAAATGTAATTCGTCCCTGCTAGAAACAGTGGCAGTTTTTTCTATCTCGGGGACGATAGCAGTATTCCTCGTAGGAATATACATATCTATTCTTTTAGACGGATCATATTCTATATCAGGCTTCAATAAGCTCATAGGAAGTTCGTTTCACTAACAGGAACAGTTATTGCCGCCGTCATAAATTCAATATGAATACCATTATCTTTTTTACAATTGGTACATTTAAATTCTGTTTCTGCTAAATCCATTTCAACGGTATTTATTTGTCCGCAATGAGCACAGTTCAAATTTATCATATATCTTTTAAATGGTTTTGCAGCATATTCTTTTGCAAGATTTATTAATTGTGCTGATTCGTAATATTTGTTCCACAACATAGGTCCAACAAATTGAACAACAGAGATAAAAAAGAACGTCTTCCAAAAAGCAAAACCGAAGAAAAGTTCGAAACCTATAGATAACCCACCACTTATTATACCTATAATAAGAAAGGATAATAAAGCATATAGTATTTTTTTACTAGTTTTCATTATTTTGTTTTTGCTGGTTCGACTATACGAGTTATACCATGTTTTAGATATGTTCCACATCTACCACATCGCCAGTTACACTCCATAACTAAAGAGCCATCGGTTTTTCTTACTGGTTGCTCCCTACCAGGGGTCATCTGTCCACAAGAGCGACATGAGATAGGTGTATTTTGTAATATTTGCATAATAGTTATATTTACATCACAATCTGTGAAAGTAAATCACTATTATCGTAATCAGGATTGAATAGTTTATTCCAATTTCCAAACTCTCTAAGAAATTGGTGCATTTCAAATCTATAAAACAGTTCTTTCAATTTAGCAGTATCAAAGGAAGTATTAGAAGCTTTTACTTGTTCTCTATAAAAGCCATATTCTTCTGGCTGTTCAGTCTCAGTATAACCAAGATCCATAACACGAAGATTTCGACAAATAATTGTAGCGTCCTCTGGGTTTAATACAGATGCAACTGCTTCTTGAACAGTACAATTATTTTGTACGATAATTTGTGTCAGTCTTTCAGTAAGAATTTTCGATTTGACAGGACCGTGCCCACAGAGTCCAGAAATATTATCAGATTTATCACCTAAGATAGCTTTATATCCTAGATATTGCTCAGGCTTAACCGAGACAACTTCTTCAAAATTTTCCAAGGTAAGAATGATATTTTTAGTAGGAATATACTGATGAACCTCCTCCGTAACCAATTGAAATAAATCATTATCTGAGGATACTATGATCGTAGATTTTGTATCATTTATAGCACAGAACCGGATAACGTCATCTGCCTCCATATTAACGGGGTATATAGTAACAACGCCTAAATTATCCAAGAATTCCTGAATGATCGGGATTGTTGCAAACATCTTTTCGGTATGTTCGGTTTCTGTTCTTTGTTCCTTATAAGGAACCAACTCTTTACGGAAGTTTAGTTTAGTAGGATTTAATTTTTTATCCCAGGTTAGATAGATTTCTTTCGGCTCGAATCTCGTAACCATAGTTCGAAACATGTGAAGGAATTGGTGAATGGCTGTTGCATTTACCCCTTCTATGATTTTTTCAGGTCGTTTGGTAAAAAATGCACGAAATAGAAAATTGTTTCCATCAATAATAAGTTTGCCGTATTGCATAGACGACTATAATTCCCTCTTTGCTACGATGCAAGGTTTCTTTTCATTTCTTTCCATACAAACTTAGGAACTGTTTCCACGAATTCTAATGTATCATATGCTAACAAGGTTTCGAAAGATTCTTTAGGAATAGAAAAGTGTTCACTTTTACCAACACATAGTTTGATACCTGTTATGTTCTTACCGACATCTAGAACGACTAATCCGAGCCCTTTTTCAAGACCTTTGATATATGCATAAAATCCGTATTTTTTAATTTCAGTTGACATGATGATTATGTAGTTTACTCTGTATAATAGTAATAATCAAATGACACTTTTAACAGATTTTAAAACATTTCGGAAAAAATTAGTATGTCCTGAAGATGCGAGTCGTAATGGAGATTACACGATTTTCACGTATACTGATTGTGAAAGTTTGACTGCATATCACGAAGATACTAAAAAAGAGTATTATATGCAAATTACAGACTTTTCAAAGATTTACAGAAAACAGTCTTGAATCGATTATACCCGTCTAGTATCTTACTACATGGCAAATTTAATTAGCACTAATCGTATTAATGTAACAGTAGGATATCAAACCTTTTCTATTCCTACCGATCAAGTCAACCATGTTATCAATCTTTTGACTCAATTACAGAGCATCCAAGTAACAGAACAGAACCCTTCACCTATTTTGAAATATAATGGAAACACCCTTATCAACGGCTGAGAAAGTTTTAAAAACAAATCTTGATAGTGCGGGAATTATAAGAGATTGTAAAAGTCTCTTCGAAAAGGCTAGTGAAAGCGAATCCGAGACTTTAGAGTACCTTTGGTCTGTTTACGAACAGCTTGAATTAGATACTTCATGGGCAAAAGGAGAAGTAGAAAAGGGACATCCGTTCACAATAGGAAATTACAAATATGTTAGACACAATAAAGAAAAATTATAAATTAATAGCACTAGGACTTGTCTATACAGGTCTTTATACATGTTTCGGATTTGGAGCAAGTTTAATCTTTTTAGGATTGCACTGTTTCGTGTGGGGAACTACGAACAGTAAATGCTACTAATATGCATTGGAAATATACAAAGGAGGGGATTCCTTATCTCGAATGTGATAGTATCCCTACGCCCTCTTCTCCGCCTCCGAGCGAAAATTTTAAAAGAATGCTCAGAGACTTCCTACAAAGAATGAAAGATAATAATGTAAAAGTTGTTATAAGCAAACCATTTTTATATCAAAAAAATGACAATTAATCAAGTATGGACTATCAAATATAGTCCGAAAACAATAGAAGATATCCTCCTAAATGAGGAAGATAAAAGCTTTTTCACCAATTTAAAGGAAATACCTAATAATCTCCTATTTACAGGAAGTCCGGGAACGGGAAAAAGTTCAATGGCGAAAATTCTTGCTGATAAGTTTTCGCCCAACTCTTATATGATTATCAATGCATCTGAGCAAGGTACCATTGATGTATTACGAGAGAAAATCCAAGGATATATTGAAATCGCAAGTATTGATGGTAATCCTAAGCTAGTCATTCTTAATGAGGTGGATGGTGCAAGCACGGTATTTCAACAAGCATTGCGCGTAACCCTTGAAGAATATTTGGATGAGGTTAAATTCATTCTCACGGGTAATTATCGTTCGAAAATCATCGAAGCGATTCGGTCACGTTGTCAAGAATTTACATTCAATGTTCCTGAGGGTGATGTTCTTCGAAGAGTTGCAACAATTCTGAAAGCAGAGAATATTGTAGTTGGAGAGGATCAGATATCAAATGTTCGACTTCTAGTAAAGACTCATTTTCCTGATATTCGTAAGACTATTAACGAACTACAAAGGAATTGCTCTACAGGAAAATTCATATATAAGTTCAAAAAAGATACTGGAGTTGCATTGTTAATTAAGACAAAGCTGAAAGCGAAGGAAGATGTTTTTGCTATTCGTAAATTTGTTGTAGAAAATTCTGATAAATTTGCAAACAATTATCATCAATTGATGAAATCTTTGTTTGACTTATACGTTGCAGAGTGTAATACTGTTGCAGTGCTATTGATTTCAGAATATATGTATCGCGATGCATTTGTTGCTGATACAGAAATCAACTTTAGTGCATTATTATTCAACCTAGGACAGAAATTGTGATTGGAGAACAGTCAATATACGACGACTTAACCATTAAGGCATTAAAACCTATGGTTATTAGAAAGATGAAGATATGTTCTAAAGGCTGTTGTCATGAAGAAATTGAAGTGCATCTTTCTATTGGTCAGATAGAAGATGTTGAACGATTTATGTTAGATGAATATGAGATTGATGAGGATTATACATTACAAATATGATTGAGTACCCTTCCATTATAAACAGTAGCAAGGCTCCCCGTCAAAATTGTATAGCCTTCGACAAACTTGATGGCAGCAATTTCAGAGCAAAATATACCCAAAAAAGAGGATTCGATTGTTTTGGAACGAGGACACAGCTTATTAATGAGACTACTCCATTCTGGAAAGAAATGGTAGAAATCTTCAATTCGAAATACAAGGAACCCCTAGAAAATGTCTTCAAGAAAGAGAAATCTTTGCGTGATTATAGAGAGATTGTCGTTTTTGGGGAATTCTTGGGGGAAAATTCTTTTGCAGGACATCATGAAGATGAACCACACGATCTGGTATTTTTTGATATTATGGTCGGACATAAACAGCGAAAATTTCTTAAACCCTTGGAATTTGTAAAAACACTTGATGAAGTGGTTCCGATTCCTAAAGTTGTATATGCAGGAAATCTTAATGATGAATTTATCCAAAGTGTCCGAGATAACGTATATGGTTTAAAGGAAGGCGTTATATGTAAAGGTACTGAAACTAATGGTGCTTTTTGTGGCAATACTTGGATGTGTAAGATTAAAACTAATGAATATTTTCAGAAATTAAAAGACAGATTCAAAGACGATTGGGAAAAATACAGCGAATAACAATTGACAAAGATAACAACATAACCTATAATAAAGACCTCTATGAGTGATACAACAGATACAGTGAGTGATATTGATAATGTAATTGGCACAGATGATGAGCCAGAATTGACGGGGAAGTTTTTTAATACTCTTACCCGTCCTAATAGTAAAATTAGGAAAGATCGTGCGATCTCTATTGTTGAGATTGCTCAACTAAAGTATAAGCGCAAGATCGAAGACATGGAACAGGAAGTAAAAGACCTGAAACGTGATCAAAACAATATGTTGGACCTTTCTCCGAGGGATGCTAACAGTCTTGTGTTGGCTAGCGACTTCGATGTTGATGGATTTGTTGCTAAACATATCGAGATTGGTGTAAAACTTCGTAATCTTGCGATTAAGTTGGAAGTGGCTAAAGCTGGTTACAAAAACCTTTTCGAATAATATCATGGGTGGTTCATCTTACGATTTTAGTGCAAGAAGCACACGGTCTGCAACGTATGCAGTAAAATCTCTCGCAGATACTTTCGAACAAAGTAAAACGCGAATGATCCACGAATCTATGGAACCAAAAGCCATCAAGATTCGTGAGGCAAGGGATTCAGCAGTTCATCCAAACACAGTTCCAATTATATTAGGAATGGATGTTACAGGTTCTATGGGGATTATTCCTCATAATCTTGTAAAGGAGGGACTTCCAAAATTGATGAGTTCTATCATCAACGGTGGGGTTCCTGATGCCGCTCTTCTTTTTATTGCGGTTGGTGATCATATATCAGATCGTTATCCTATCCAAGTAGGACAGTTCGAATCTGGTGATGAGGAACTTGATATGTGGTTAACTCGGACATATCTCGAAGGCAATGGTGGTGGTAATGGTGGTGAAAGCTACAGTCTTGTATGGGACTTTGCTGATAGGTTTGTAGTAACTGATGCATGGGAAAAACGTAAACAAAAAGGGTTTATTTTCACTTTTGGTGACGAGCCTATTCATCCAGTAATTCCAGCATCTTTCATTAATGCGACTTATGAAAATGCGGGTGCAGAAGGATCAGTAACAAGCGAAGAACTTCTTCGAAAGATTGAAGAAAAATGGAATTATATCCATATTCATATCAATCACGGTTATAGATCCCAATCAGCAGAGAACGGTTTGCGTGATCTTCTTGGCGAACATTTAATTGTTACTCAAGATTATACAAAAATCCCAGAAATTATCGCACAATATGTGTTGAAAAACGTCCAGAAGGGTGTAGAATCAGGAGTAGAGACTACTCCACAGCAGAAACAAAATTTTGAAGAAACAGAGATTATTCTCTAAAGTATCCGAAATTTTAAACTTAAAAGTGGAATAGAGCAATTTATTCCACTTTTTTATTTTATGATGATTGAATTACCATTAAACACAGAGCGGGGGTCCGTTTATCAACTATTAGCATTGAAAACTATTAGAAGAATAGAACCAGATAGAAATTGGACACTTATAACATTGGATAATCAAGAACAAATCCTCGTAACAAAAGATTATCGAACAATTTCATCACTTATCAAAAATCTTATTGATTAAAACTATGGCAAAAAAACAAGCAGACCGTTATAAGTATATGTATAATGGCTTACGACAATCTCAAAGAATATATAATTCAACAATTTGTAGTTGAAGGAAAAACACAAAAAGAAATCGCAGAGGTATTAGGTAAAAGTGAACATAGTATATCATATCTAATAAGAAAGTACGGTATACAGCGGAATTCAAAAAATAAACGTCTAAAATATTCTTATGATGAGCAGTATTTTTCAAAATGGTCTGCGAATATGGCATATAGTCTAGGATTCTTGATATGTGACGGATATGTAATAGATACGGGTCGTGTGAGATGGATAGGTGTAGATATTCAAGAAAGAGATCGGTCGATTTTAGAGTTTATAAGGGATCAATTAGATTCTAGAATACCTATAACAGAAAGAGTGCGGATTGATAAAAGAACTAATATTGGCCCCTCTAAACAAGTGAGTTTAAAATTTGGTTCAAAGGCTATAATTGAAGATATAGCTACTATGGGCGTTTTTAAAAATAAGACTGGTAAAGAATTTGTGGTAGAAGTTCCAAAAGAATTTATTCCTGATTACCTGAGAGGAATTGTTGATGGTGATGGTAACATATATGTGGGTAAAACTAAATCTGGGGGATCACAATTTTCGATTAATATATATTCGGCATCAGAATCCTTTTTAACAGATTTAAAAGAAAAGTATATGTTTGGCTATGGCACAATTGTAAAGAAAAAAACAATATATGTTTTACGAATATTTCGTAAAAACGAAGTAGTTGAAATATTAAAATATATATATAATGGAAATTTTTGTTTAGAGAGAAAATATAAAAAATATTTAGAAATTAATGAATTATATGAAAAATAAAAAAGCTTATATTGTTGTTGGAATCGGACACGGGGACGAGGGAAAGGGAACAGTGACTGACTATATAACATCAGTTACCAAGAGTTCATTGGTTGTTAGATTTTCTGGCGGGGCACAATGCGCCCATAATGTTCACGTTAGAAATAAACATTTTTGTTTTAAACAGCTATCCGCAGGAACTTTTGCAGGTGCGGATACACTTTTATTAGATAGTGTAATCGTAAATCCTATTCTTCTTATTCATGAGATGCGAGATTTTGAAAGCAAATTCGGATTTCTTCCAAAAGTTTATGTTCATGAAAATGCATTAGTTACTACTCCTTATCATATCTATGCAAATCGCATTGAAGAGAAGGTTAATAATCATGGGTCTGTAGGTCTTGGGATTTATAAAACCGTCGAATATGCACAAAAATATAATCCACTTAAAATAGGTGACTTATCCAGTATAAGGAATTCTTTTTTAGATATACATATATTTGATATTATTTCTAATTTCAGGGACGAGATTGGTCCTAAAGATTATGAGAAGGATGAAAATTGGGAAGGATTGTTTGTTGATGATCATGAAGAAGAGCAAGATTTAATTTCTATATATAAAAATATTGAAGCCTTCATCACAATTGTGAATGATGAAGATTGTAAGAAATTGATTAATAATTCAGAAATCGTGGTATTTGAGGGAGCACAAGGAGCACTTCTTGATAAAGATCGTGGATTTTTACCTCATGTCTCTGCTACCGATACAACGACACAATTAGCAGAAGATTTCCTAAAGAGGATCGATTATGACGGGCATATTCTTCGTATAGGTATCACACGGTCTTATGCAACGAGACATGGAAATGGACCACTTCCAACAGAAGTAAAGGGTATAGTGTTAAAAGGCGAAGATAACACATACAATGAATGGCAGAAAGGATTTCGTGTAGGGACACTAGACTATGACTCCCTTAGATATGCATTATCATTTACTAAGGTTGATAAATTATTTGTAACCTGTTTGGATAATGATCCCTTTTATAAGGATGAGTTTTATCTCAGTCGTGCATTCGGTATCGCAATAGAATTGAAGCTGCCTTTATTTGGTTATTCTTTTGGCAAGGATCGTAGTCATAAAATTTTAATGTAATATGGAAATATCTGGTAATATAAATTATGATTTTATAAAATCTTATACTCCTGATTTTTTTGATAAAAATCCTAATTTGGATTTTGCACTAATGAGGAAGGCTATTACCGGGACTTACCCAGAGAAAGTTACATTTTCGATGACAGTTCCTGATAGTTTAATCAGTTGGATCAGTAAGAAACCTAGTAAAATACGTTGTGATTTGAATAAAATTGCAAAAAGGCTCGACGAATATAATCTAGAGGTTGTTCCATTAACCCATACCTTGTTGGATGAATGGTATATTGGATATAAAAATTTCTTACATAGTATCGCACACGGCATTGATCGTGTGGATGTACAAAGAATAAAAAATAATATAGGCGAATATCTACTAGTTATTGGTAGAGATTCGCTTGGATCAATACGTGGTGGAAGTATTCTTAAAAATCTTGACGAGAAATTATCTTATTCATATGCATGGTATTCTGATGAGTTTAAGAAGAATGGTGGCAGCACGGCATGTATCTTAAAAAGTATAGAATATGCTATAAGCAACGGATTTGAAACATTTTCTCTGGGTTTAGATACTAACTTATATGGTGGGCATTTATCGTTTGGGTTGTTACATTATAAGGATTCGCTCATGGAACCAATAAAACCGAACGGAGTTAATATGTATAAAATCTTCATAAATCCCAATACCACTAAATCTTTCTGTTATTTTATTCAAAGCGATAAAAAATTGAAAAAAGTGATTATTAATAAGAAAGTCTGAAAGAAAAGACATTAACGATAAGTATATCTCAGCAGTATGAAAACTCTCATTTTATCTTTACTCATATGCTTTTTTCCTTTTAGTGGAAATGCCTATAATGATTTAGACAGACATTTACAAAAATTTTATGTCGAAAACAAAGTAAAAGGCGACCCTACGAAAGTGGACGATCATACATGGCTCAAACGAACCTATTTAACTGTTGCAGGAAGAATACCTACTCTTTCCGAAACACAAGAATTTATAAAAAATAAGGAGCCCGTTAAGAAAAATAAAATTGTTGAGAAACTTTTACATTCAGAAGACTATGTGAATAATTTGTATAATTTCTGGGCTGATATATTTAGAATTCGTCCAGAAAGACTTTCTGATGGTACTGGTATTCTTAAGGCATATCCTTATATGGATTATGTGCGTGATTCTATTCGTGCTGATAAGCCATATGATAAATTTATATTCGATCTTCTCACTGCAACAGGGAAATACAGTGATAATGGTGCCACAGGATATATGCTCCGTGATACGGGTATGCCTTTAGATAACCTAGCCACCACTTTACAACTGTTCATTGCCACCGATTTAAGTTGTGCCCAATGCCATGATGACCCATTTCAGGAATACACACAAAGACAGTTTTTTGAGATGGCAGCATTTTTCAACACATTAGATAATAGAGAGTCGAGAAAAGAGTATGGTGATATTTTAAAAAAGGTCGATCAAGAAATTAAAGAGATTACGAAACAAGATCGTATAGATAATAATGTTAGACAACTTCTTTCTGCAAATCTTTTCAATTTAAAAGATAATGATGCAAAAGAAATGAAGCTTCCTCATGACTATAAATATTCAGATGCAAAGCCTTTTGATGTCGTTAAACCGTTAACCCTTGATAGTAAATTGAAGGTAGTTGATTCTAATAAAAGAGAAGAATTGTCTAAATGGATAGTAGAACATGAGAATTTTTCACTTGCAGTATCTAATCGTATTTGGGGATTAATCGTCGGCACCCCTTTAATTAGTCCAGAGACTAGTTTTGTATTAACAGATTATAATACAGGTTCGGTTTTAAAGTATTTAGGTGATTATCTCAAGGCGCATGGCTATAGTATCAAAGAACTTATCAGACATATAATAGAATCTGATTTCTACAATAGAGTGGCATACACAGGACCAACGACATTGTATAATTTTCAGTCTGTACAGATACAAAGACTACCATCATATCAGATATGGGATAATATATTAACTCTGGTAATCCCTGATACAAATTATTCTAAAATCGTTTTCGATGAATATTCTAATTTAATTGAAATAGATTGGAATAATGTTAGTGGGAAAGGTCTTTTAGAAAAGATGGAAACCATACGAGCATATGATAGTAATATCACTAAGAATACTCTAAAATATAAGAACATAGATTTGATACGATCTGCATTTATAGTAAACCGAAATAGTTTTGTCGGTCAGTTTTTACGTGAGTATGGTAGCTCCGATAGAATACTAATAGATTCTACTGATAACAAAGGAAGTATAACACAAATTCTTATGTTGATGAATTCTCCTTTATTCGAATTGGTGACAAGTAAAGAGTCTATTATTTCTTCCATGTCTAAGGAAGAAATTTTTTCTACCGTTTTAACTCGGAATCCTAATATCGAGGAACGTGCAATAATTAATAAAACAGAAAAAAATGACCTGATTTGGGCATTGATAAATTCGAGAGAATTTTTGTTTAAGAAATAATATGGATCTACTAATTTTACAATGTGATCAAGAGAATAAATTAAAGAAACTTGCAGAAAGAATCTATAACATGAAACTTTTGATAAACTTACCCGACGACGATAAAGACTTTTATGCTAAAAAATTAAAATGGCGTACAGAGTTAAACGATATAGAAAAACAAAAAATATGAATACTGATATTACAAGAAGAGGATTTGTTCAGTCCTTAGCATACACAACACTAGGAGTAAGTTTCACTGCTCTAGGTGACACACTACCACTCAAGACAGCAGGTAAAGCTAAACATGTAATCTATGTTTACTTGGATGGAGGTATATCTCATACAGATTTCCTCGATCCTAAAGATGATCCTCTTATTAAAGGAAATGCATCAGCTATAAAGACTACCGGTGATTTTTATATTTCTAGTTATTTTCCTAATCTCGCAAAACATGGAAATAAGTTTATTCCTATTAGAAGTATGACATCTAAATCAGGAGCACACGCCATGTCGAAATATACAGTGAAGACCTCTTATAATAAGAGTAGTCTTATTGTTCATCCAACATTAGGGTCTATATCATATAATCTTTTAGGGAAACAACACGAATCCATTCCAGATTATATCTCGATATCTCCAGATACTGATAATCCTGGAGGTGGATATTTTAGTAAGAAATTTTATCCTTTATCTATTATAAATCCTAATGAGGGTTTGCGCTATAGTCGTATACTCGGGGCAGAAACGCAGTTCAATAATCGTATCCAAGTTCTCGATTCGTTAAATAAAGGGTTTATGAAAAATATCACTAACAGTGATGTGACATCATATTCATCTATCTATGACGAAGCATTGAAACTCTTGAAGAGCGAAGATTTAAACGTTTTCGATCTTAATAAAGAGACAGAAGATGTCCGTAATAAATACGGAAAGACTCAGATCGGTAGCGGATTACTCCTTGCAAAAAGACTCATTAAGAGTGGTGTTCGTTATTGTGAAGTTACCGTAGGAGGCTGGGATATGCACAACGATATCGAAACCAATATGACAAATCGCGGCGGAGAACTTGATAAAGCCCTTGCATCACTTTTCGAAGATTTAACTAATGAAGGATTATTAAAAGATACTTTAGTAGTTGTTGCAACAGATTTCGGAAGAACTCCTAAATATAATGTCAATGAGGGTAAGGACCATCACCCGCAAGCATTCTCTATGCTTGTAGGTGGACTCGCTCTTGGAGGAAGACCTATCGGTAAAACGACTGCAAATGCAGAGAGAGTGGAAGAAAATCCAGTGACACCTGGGATGCTTAATGCAACCATTGGTCATTTTCTAGGAATACCTTATGATAAGGTTTGGACAACTCCATCCGATAGTTCAGCCCCTGGCAGACCCATGAGCATAGGAAACAAAGAGGCTCCTATTAAAGAACTTATAACTATTTAAAATACGGAATAATATTAAAAACCCCAAAGAATATTCTTTGGGGTTTTTTTGCGTTATGAATAAGTAATAGTATGAATTTACAACCAAGTACTAGTTTTATGTATAATGACCGTAGAGAGCTTTTCGCATGGGAACTCTCATTTGGTGGACACGGCCAAATACCTCTGACTGGTGCAGGAACATTTGTACCGACATCCTCAGATTATGTATTCTATAGAATAGATTTTTTAACTAATTCAGTAGTAGCATCTGTAGGTATGCGAACACAACACAGCGATGGTCAACACACAGGAACCATATATTCTGCAACTCCTAGTGCATTTAATTCATTTTCGTTTCCTGCGGGCTATACATGGACAGCCCCTATCACTAGTATAACACTAGGATCAGGAACGGGTATTGCTTATCAGTATAAGAAATTCATTCCTGAAGATCTTGTGAATACGTAATCATCCGAGACGTTCGATAAGTTCGTAAATACGTCTTATACCAATACGATAACTCTTCGGAAGTTTGTCGATTAGTTTATAATAATCTTCAGCGTTTTTACATTTTACCAATTCCGGCCTAACAGCATCACATAGTTGAATTTCGACTACTTGGAGTGCCTCATATGCCTTAATAAATTCAGTTATAGCATTATCTAAATTGTTCATATTATTTAATAGTTTTTTTACCATCGACTACTTCGATGTATTTCTTTCGAGGAATATTGACTATACACTTTTCAATAAACCCGTTTTCAGTTTTTTGAGTTATAATGTAGATAAACGGGAGCAGTAGTTTACCCTCTCGCTCGATCCAGTGATAGGCTTTTTTATAACTATCCTTCAGTTCCTCATCATCTAACTGAGAGTATCCATCACAATTATCAAGAACGATTCTATGTTTTTCTGGGTAACGCATTTGTTATTATAACACGGACGAGACTATTATCAACGTCTTTCTTTCTCTAATTTTATAATCAATTCATCGAATAAAATAACTATTCGTTCTAAATAAAGAGCAACTCCGGCTCCTGCAAATATAAAAGGGATTAGCATATTTATGGGCATATAAAATATACCAAATAATGCGCTTATATATATTCCAGAGCAAAGGGAGCACTTTTGTAATTCCCGAGTAAATTCGAACTGGTTTAGAAAAGGGCGTATTTTTAAAATATCCATTATCTTCGCATGAACGAATATGAATGTTGCACCAAAGATAGCAAGAAATAGAATTATAATATCCATATTATTTTTTGAATATACTTAGAAATTTTTCCCAAATACTCTGTTTTTTAACAACATTCCCGGTTATTCTGAATAAAATACCTTCAGGATTTATTATACCCCATCCACTTTCTTCGTCGCGACCCTTTTTCTCAGTATCTATTGCAGTTTCAAATATTACCTTTTTTATTTCCGAAACGGTGATACTCTTATTTTGTTTCTTACAATAGGATAGAAGAAGGGCAATAACACCAGTAACCATTGGTGCTGCCATCGAACTCCCTGATAGAACAGCATACGAACCGTTGAGGAACGTAGAGAATATCTCTTCTCCAGGTGCCAAAATGTCAACAGTGTCACCGTAACTAGAAAATATAGAACGGTCCCGCATGGATGAATTAGAATAACTACCAACGGCTATACATTCATCATATTGTGCAGGATAAAGAACCTGATTTTTTTCATTCGCATTGTTCCCAACGCTACATACGACTGGTATTCCTCGCAATGTAAGCTCTTTTATTACTTCATGAACTTCAGGCATGGGAAGTGGACCGCCCAATGACATATTAATAAGATCAGGGTTCAAATTCAGACAGTACTTGAGTCCTTTTAATATACTATCATTCTGACTTCTACCATTTTTGTTCAAAACTTTAACAGATACTAGTGTAACTTCAGGTGCTACACCCACTATACCAAACTCATCGTTTGATGCTGCAATAATTCCGTTAACGTGAATACCGTGTCCTGCGGAATTATCAAATATGTCTTCCCCATCTATGAATGATCTGCATTTAGATATGTCAACATTTTTGATTAAATCGGGATGTGTTTGTATTCCAGTATCTAAGACTGCCACTGTGATTCCTCTGCCTTTTGTTTTACTCCAAAGAGCGGGAATTTTAAGTTCTCTTATATGTGATGGATAGATTTGAGACAGCGTTTCAATATCACCAATATCGTGTATTTTGTATGGAGGAATAAAACAATCGGACATTCAATTATTTACTATGAAGAAACCGCATAACATAAAAACACCGAGGATAATATTATCCTCGGTGTTAATTATTTTATACTATTAGAAGTTTTTTAAATTTTAACCTTTTTGCTATTCTGTGCTGTCTGGATTTTTTCTCGGAATTTAACAATAGCATCATAATTTTTAACATTGATTGTTATTTTATCAGTGATTTGCACGATTTCAGTATAATCCTTTAAATCTATCAATTGTTGTTTATTTTCTTCAATAACATCTTGCACTCTTTTTAATGCATCGCCAATAGCATCGTCATTAATAAATTGAGAGAATTCTTTATCAGAGATAATGAAATCTGTCAGAGCAGAATTAGAGAAATAATTATTCTTTATGATATACTCGACTAACTCATAGGAGGGGCGATTCGACCATTTACTATACGCTTTTGCGCGCATCGCCAGTGTTTCACTATTAGCCTTAGTTTTAACTGTTTTCTTCACACTCTTTGAGTTGGAACGAACCACTTCTTTAGGAGTAGGGTAGGCATTAACATATAGACCAGTCACAACAATAGCCATCCGTTTAACACCGTTCATATCTAGCACAGTATCATTCATAGTATTTACGAATGATACTAGATTTTGATATTCAGTACTAGAACAGTTGCCATATTTAGTATCTATGAACAATGATCCTATTGTGCCTTCTTTAGGAGAATTTAATCTAAGATTGATCATTTCAGGTGGAATATTATCCCCCGTTAGCTTAAATGTAACATTTTTAGTCTGCGTACTACGAGGAATGCCGATATGAATAAAATACCTACAGTGTGGATTTTTAATGGTCGTATCCTCTTTGTCACAAAGATAGGCAATAAGAGAAAATCTATTATTGCCTAGCCCACTCATATGATGACCATCTGAAGTACAAGATGTCCACTTCCTTTTGTATGATGAACCACAGAGATCTTCTGGATTAGCAGAAATAATCCAAATTTTATCTTCACTTTTCTTGGTAGAGAAACCCTCGTTTGTTATTTTCTTCCAATTTTCTAACAATTTAGGATTTAATGTATTTAAAACTCGCCCAACTTTTGTATTATTCTTCCCGCCGTCTTTAGTAACGGTGGAGGTTTTATAATCTATGGTATAGCCATTCAATCGAAGATATGCTGCAATGTTTTTTGCAGATCTATTAGTAGTCCACATGATTTCCAGTGCAGAATCATCTACTGGTTTTTCTTCTTTTTTTGGAATTATGTATCTAAGATTGGCATCTTTTTTAATTTCAACGATCAGAGGATGATTTTTAATTGCTTGGAATGTGGTGTTTCCCAATTCCAATATATTTATATATTCTTGTAGTTCTTCTGTTTTCATTATTTTAGGTTTTTATATTTCTTGTTATAGTATGCTAATTTTTGTAAATCTAATGATGCAGAAGAATTTCTCAATGCACCAGCACTCCAAAAGATCTCCTTTGCATGATCTTTAGTGATGATTGGATGATTTTTATCAAAATTTGCATCAGACGGACTCCATCCGAGTCGAAGAATCCAATTTAGGATTGCATCAGGATGTGAGCCACTTTCTCTATGGATATCAAAATTGCTTGATCCGTCACGCTTCGAAAGTTTCTTCCCTTTTTCGAAAACTAACCCAACATGGGCAAATTTAGTATTGTCCAAAGATTTACGAGCAAATTCACAGGCACGTTGATTATTTTTAAGATTCGCAACTGCATGAAGGATTACTAATTGCTTAATAGTATTAGAAATATGATCCGTTCCACGAATGATTAAATTAACATCTGAAAACATATCGTCTAAAATACTAGAGAAGTTGTATGTAGGGGAGCCGTTACTACGAACGATGATAATATTATTCAGAACCTCCCGATCTTTATCAGATACTTTGATCTCTCCTGCAACAACATCGTTCCAAAAATCAGGAATATGAGGAATGTTAGTCAAACGGATAGCTCCGCCTTCAATCATCTCTGCTAGACCATCATGTACTAGTTGCTGTGCAATAGCTAAATGGTTGGCCTCTGTTTCGCTCTGACGAAATGTTTCATCAAAATCCAAACCAAGCCATTCAAATGTCTCGAAAATTTTATCCACATATTCTTCTTTATTACGCTCTTTATCAGTGTCGTCAATACGGAGAATGAATTTTCCGCCAGTGGAACGAGCAGCAAGCCAATTATGATATGCTGTTCGGATATTTCCGAGATGAATAAATCCTGTGGGTGATGGAGCAATGCGTGTTTTATAAACCATGTTAGACCCTACTATAGAAGTTTGAGATGTCCAGTAATTTCGTCAATTTCTTTCGAGTCCCAAGGACCAATTCCAACAGCAGTATATGTAGGAATTCCGCCGAATTCAGTAAGACCTGCATCCTTAATAAGACTACAATGAATTTGTTTGTCGAATGCTTGTTTATGAATAGCAAGAAGTTCTTCTTCAGAATTCACATAAACCACGATTTTCTTGAATCGTCCATTAATAAAATCTTCAAAATACTTGTCATTGGGCAATTCCCAATGATCTATATATTTTTCTTCTCGGTGGAAGGTATGTGATGGGATCAATGCTTTAAAAAATATACCCATGGATGCATGTGCTGCTTGAGATGCGATTTTGCCTTTTCGCATATTCAAATCAGCACGAATTACAATTACTTGTTTTACATCAGACATATTAAATTGTTAAATTGTAAATGTTAAGTTTTCTGGTAGTGGATAAAGGTTCTGATCAAGCATATTAAGACCCATAGTCTTTGCAATATGGTATTCTAATACAGCGCCTTTACTTTTCTCCCATCCGTCGAGAAACACTACATCTGTTGCATTCTCAATCATCTTGATAGATTCGCGAATGTAAAAACTATAGGGCTTTGTCGTATCACCGTCCGCAATTCTTATTGGATTCAGAATATTGTCTGGCTTACACCAAAATGCATCAATCAATTGTTTTTCCATTTTTTCAAATGCAGGATAATTGAAACTCTCATATCCTGTCATCGGGCCAGCAATGTATATAAATTTATATTTAGTCATCAGTTCTTTATTACGATATCCCTATTTGTTTTGCAATTGATACGAGCCCTGATAAGATCTCCCGCAGGAGTTTGATCAAAACAAGTAGGTCGGCTAGGAGTGTTGAATCTCTGAAATGCTGTTCTATAGGAATGTACAGTATTTCTTATCTCTTGGATTTTTCTTTGTTTGTGTAGACTGGCTTCTCTTTTGATGATTAGTTTTTCTACGAATCTCTGGAAATAGCCATCGCTTGTATAATACTGTATATACAGATCAATTTTGACAAGTATTCGAAATATTAAATTCTCATATGTTCTTCGAAACGGATTTTTATAAAAATCGTCGTAATAAGGCTCAATCATATCAGAGGTGTATTGTTCTTCCATGTTACATATTAGCACGTAATGTCATTTTAGCAAGCAGTTTTTGCCAAGATACCGACAGTGCAGCATCTAAAGATGTTAGATCTACAAACTGTTTGATTTTTGAACAGTTCACATCTGCACAGACGTTAACCAAATCGAGTATGTCTCCAGTATTTGTATCACTGTGGGACATTTGTAATAGATTAGAAATGTATACCATAGATGCGCATTCGAATTGTGCTACATTGTATATACCAGACATATTATTATTCAATAGATACTCAACACTTTTAGTTAAGTCGGGAAGATATGTAAATGAATCTTGCCAATTACAAAGATCGGTTTTTTTGTATATTTTGAGTAATGTATTTTCATCGTGTAATCTACAATCGAAAGGATTTTTAATTCTTATGATAATATCATGAGGTCTCATCATTCTCTCAGCTACTCTCTTAGATAAGCGATAGTCTGTGTTCATGTCTAACGCCGTAGAATCTTCAGTGGTTTGATGCTCCCAATCCCAATTATTTCCATACAAATCGGCAGTAGATATTAGAACTAATTTTTTTCCAAATTTTTTACAGAATTCTGTAAATCTATACAACAAAAGAAAATTATCTTTGCTGTTAATTTCTATTCTATTAACTTTATTATCTACTGCATATATAAAAATATCAACGTCCGAAAAACGCTCTCTAAAACTATCACAAAGAACCAAATCATGATGATCCAGTACTTCATAAGAAGAAAATGCGGTTCCTATATAATTATCTCCAATAACGACGACTTTCATAGGCGATAATACCATGGTATTATCGCCTTGTCAAATTAAATGAAAATATTACCCCATGATGCGGAAGAAGGAATTTGTGGATACACACGTCCTTTGAATCTGTTGGTCTCAGAGTGGAATGTAAATGCGCCGTTGTTTGTAAATATAGAGCTTGTTCCTGAAGTGATCGAAAGACGAGCCCCAAACGATATAGATAAGATATTGTTATTAACCACAGAGCTTTGATATCTGTTATCAAATATTCCATTAGTGATTAGAATGGAACCTGAGTTTATTATAGATCCTGAGTTTATTATTTCTGCGGAGGATGTTATGGTGGCCCCCTCGCCAACAGTAATAATACCACTACTACCGTTGTTAAGGCTTGAATTGTTTGTAAGAGTACCTGATGACAGATATAAAACAGATTGATTGTTGAATATGGCAGACAATAGTATGGACGACGTACTGTTTACCGTTCCTGTGTTTGTAAAATCTTCAAAAAGAATAAAAGAAGAATAGTTGTTCAAGGTACCCGAATTGTTGCAAGTGCTACTACCATCACTCATACTTAATGCAGCATAGTTATTAAAAATGCCATAATTAGAAAAATTGCTATTGCTATAATTAATAAAATTACCCGAGCTATTATATGTTCCGTGGTTGTAGAAGGTGGCATTATTTGTGAATACTCCGTTCATAGTCATTTCTCCATGAACAGTGCATATTCCGTTATTAGTAATATCACCACTAGCATTTAATACTGCATTTAGTGCCACGGTAAGATTGGCACCAAAGGTCTCACTAGTCATATTACAAGTAACCAATTCAGAACCATTTCCTATTTGAATTTCCAGTCCCGCAGCATCAAAATTAGGAACACTACCATATGGTGTGGTAAGACTTTCATCCGCGAACCAATTCAAAGAATTGTTTATATCAGTATCTACAAAAACAGAAAAATATGCATCAGCCATAATTAAATTATATATCCAGGTGAAAATCCGATAACATCCCATTTGTTATCTAAAAGGTTATATTTAGCTGTCATTATATCCATTCGGGAAGAGGATATTGACCACTGAAGTGTGGTGATCGGTAATCTAAAGTTAGGTGCTGCCGAAACGCCTAAGATATTTGTTACATATCTTAGATTCCACATTATAATCTGAGAATCATACGGATTTGTCGGTGCTTCAATTGCGGCAGATAGTGAAGCACCACTAAGCAGAACTACGAATTGATCCGCCGATAGTGCATTAGAACTTATACTTCTAAGACCAGAACCGCTTAGTGTAGGTAAAGTGACTGTAGTTCTTTTATTTTTCCAAGAAGCATCATTATCGGTCGAACTATTTTTTTGAAGAATCTGATTTGTTGAACCTCCTGATGGTACACTAGTTGCCCACGAACTACTATTACTATTCACAACTGTTGTTGTGTTTTGCCATGAAGCAGAAAGACTACTGCTATAATTTATATTAGGAATATAATCCGAAGAAAGTCCCCAAAACGACAAAGCAACATCGTTTCCGTTTATTTTGACAGTAGATCCAGAGGATGTTTGAACAGTGTTTTGTTCATCTAAAACAACAAAGTAGACGCTACTCAGGGTGAGTGCGTCTACACTGGATAATTCAGAAGTTTTAATTTGAGACATTCATATCTATTTATCAGATAGATACGAATTTACAGCATCAGTCTCCACCTCCGCCCCCACAACTACTACTTGAGCAGCTTGATGAACTACTACTTGAGCAGCTACTGAAGCTGGATGATGAACTACCACTATCATAACTGGATGATGAACTACCACTGTTATCGGCATTCTCACTATTATCATGAGAATGTGATTTAGCATCTAAAAGACTGTCAATTAGTAGCATGTTAACATCTGTGAAAGTATCCAGAGGAGTATCACTTAGATCAGAATTTTTAGATAGATTGTTATTTTTAATGGCCCCTAATTTTTTATTGGTTTCTTTGAATTGTTTAGAATAATCCTTATTATCTTCAGGTTTTTCAGGATTATGATGGATGGTTTTTCCGATAACATTTTTACACCAATGATCGAAATAATCCTTAGTATGTAGAATGTGATGGTGCCAAATATCATCTACTGCTTTTGAAGGAGTACACTCCTCGTCAGAGGAGGCAGCAAGGAACATGAAATTCTTATAATCCTCAATAAGACTTGAAAGAATGCCAGTATGTTCAGGATGTTTTTTTCTAAAAGACAATTTGAAATTATAATCATTTTCATCTGATAGAAGAAGATTGACACGATCAATCTTATGCTTTAGCCATGCGGTTTTAATATATTTTAACATATGTTTTTATTTTAGGAAAGATGCTGCGGTTTCACGAACTTCTTGGAATGTATATTCTTTGGTAATAACACCATTTTCAAAGACGGTATTCATATAAGGCTCGTATTCACCTTCGAGTCCAACAAAGAAATTACCATCTTTATCACGGAAAGTTTCGACTCTACCACGTTTACTAGCTTTACTCTTATCTGTAGGATCTTTATAGACATCGTACCACACTCCATCACGTTTATGGGCAGAACCTTTGAATGCATTGCGCTGAGTGTCGCGGTTATGCTTTTGCATCAACCCTCCACCTTGCCCATAAACAGATGTATCAGGACTATAACCATTATCCATAAGATTGACAATAGAATCCTTAATTTCTTCAGTAGAAAGTCCGTCACCGTAGATAGTCCCAACCTTTGGATTAAGGGTTTTGAATCCCTTCTTATTGAAGAATTCACCAAAATAATGTTTGAGCGTTTGCGCAATCCAAAGAATTTGATCCTTAGGAGTATCACCTTTAAAACGAGGACTATCGGGACGGAAGACATATTTTCCATTACGAGCAAGAATCTCATTGTTTAGATTGGTACCAATATAATTAATCGAATCTTCAATACTATAACTGTCTTGAACATCACTAATAATACCATTTGGATATTTTTCCAAAAATCTCCGTGTGATAAGATGTTCTCCTTCCCGACCTAATGAAGTTTTTACATTATGTTCGTTCGCAAAAACAGAAAAACCGAGCATTTCACGGGTGTTATAATATTTTCGTGCAAATTGAACACCCTGGATAGTATCAGTGCCCATAAAATTTACTAAATGAGCTGAACCACCAATACCAGCCGCATCTACACATGTTGCAGCCCGGTATCCAAAGCAATGCAAAAGAAATGCCAATACATCCATATTATCAGCGCCAATTTCCAGTTTATCTTTCATAAACTGCTTCATATCAAAACCGATAGTCGCGATATTTGAAGGATACCATACGTGAGTTAAAATTGTTTCGAAATGATTATAAAGTACGCCACCTTTGGGGATATTATCATCAGTGAGAGTGATAGCCATAAGAGGATGACTAATAGGTACTACTGCACCTTCTGGGACCGCTCTAATTTTAATTGGAAGATAACCACCATGTTTATTAACAATATACTCCCACATTTGGCGATTATATTTTTCAACACCAAAATGCGCATGGGAAAACTCTTCTGCCTCATCAATACGATCTTTAGTTACTACCGGACCTTCGAGGTGTTTCTTAAGGATAATCTGAAGACCATAGAAATTAGTAAATGGGTATTTTGCACCATTTCGGGATTCGAAATATGCATATCCGTTTTGGGTATCATCAGTTACCATATCAAAGTGTCCTAATTTATAGGAATCGGTAAGTAGGCAAATATTATTAAGGTCGATGTCGGTAGGTGCTCTCATAGGTCTTTAGTATAGCAAAGGTCTGAAGGTTGTCAAGGTTTAACTAAGGGGAGTATCATCCAATTATGCTTATTTTTCATAGTTTTACGTGCTTCTTCTAATTTATGAGGCTTCTTATATAAAGAAGATTTCATAGTTAATATTTTTTCAGCAAGTCTAACTTTCATAATTAATATAGATTTTCGCTTTTTAAAGTGCCAGAGGTTGATACATTTCTTTTGATTTGGTTATTCTTTTCGGCAATAATCCATGCATCTTTTCGGTTATAAAATCTTCCATATTGATCGATAAATCCTTGATCATACCCTGTAAATTTGAATCCAGTAGCCTTGATCTGGGAACGCATTACATCGTCAAAATGTCTTGCACCACAAAAAATAATACCAGTTTCCTTATGTTTGCAGGCAGCACAGACAATCCAAACAGGAATATCTGGGTTAGGTTGCCAGTTCTGTAACTCAGTACGACAAATCCATCCACGAGACGTGTTGATTCCGTTCTCTTCTGTTATAAGGTAAATTTCAGCCCATTCACCCTTCACGATAACAAAGTCACCATGTTTCAGTTCGGTATTATGATCAACAATATGATGTTTTGTCATTTTCGTATGTTATTTATAAATAAGACTGTTTGATGATATAGATTCTGTGCAAACATCTGAACAACCATATAGTATAGAAGTGTTTCACGGTTGAAGAAATACAAGACTCCGAGTAAAAGTACACAAATCATATTATCACCCCATATATCAGGTGGCTCTTCATCCACATCTTCGAAATTATTACGCACTAGCACCGCAGTTTGTAAAGGAAACATACTACTCAAAATTAAAAATGTTGAGAATATTATGATTTCGAAAACACTTAATGCAATCAGGACGAACTCTGAAAATGGAGATAATATAGGAAATATTAATGCAAGTAATATCAAAAATACTATATGATACATATTTCTAATGTTCAATTCTATCAGGCCAAAGATTTTCGAGAGATTTTAATGCTGCTATTGCTCTTTGACCTTCAGGAACATTGCAGTGCTTTACTGCATCCTCTAAATATTCAATCAGAATTAGTAACGATTGTGCGGCAAGAGGGGAAAATGTTCGAGAATAACAAATAAAATGACTGTTATGTGCGCCTTCTGTTGTAGGGGTATCTCCCGCCGCAACTTCTACACTCCCCACCACATACATGAAATCTCCTACAGGATATTCACCATTTTCCGTTACATCATCCTTTGAGTTTCTTTCAACATTTGATGTGAAAATACCCGCATATGCGCCATACCACGGCTCTGCCGTTGCATTATTTGCAAGTCGAATAGTCTCTTTACAGAATTCTTTGATTTTAGTTAGTTTGTTCATCTATTTCGATTCACTAGCCACCAATTTCTGAACAAGGTCATTCAGATGATCATTCATCCGATATTTAAAACTTTTATTGAACATATCAACTAGAACGTGATGCTCTTCAACAATATCATTTTTATCCAACGGTTTAGCGATACTAACCCATTTTGCAGCTTCGACATCATCGGCACCTTCAGGTTGACCAAATATATATTTCGCAGAAAAGAATGCAGTTTTAATACAATCTTTACCCGAACGAAATCTCCAATCTTTAATTTTAGTACTACCAATATACTTAATATCGTCTACTTCTACGCCTGTTTCTTCCATTACCTCGCGCTTTGCATCTTGCTCTAGGCTTTCACTAGTAGGATCACTAAAACCCCCTACAAAACGCCATTTAGTCTCTCCAGGTTTACGAACAAGTAGAAGCTCATTCGTATCAAAGTTAATAATTGCACAATCCACAGTTTGGAATGCAGTAGGATAATGCATACCAGTCGCAGCAATCAATCCTGCACGATAATCCTTACTCGAAGGATAATTCACCATGATTTGTTTCCGTACTTGTGTTGCAGAAACAAAGATTTCAGATTCCAATTCACAGGTATGAATCTTTCCGCTATATGCATTCAGAAAGCTATCACGGCTTCCGTAAAGAGTCGCGGTTTGTCCAGGGGGAAGTAAATCCCGAACCATTTTATCAAGATTCTTCGACCATACTTCATTACTACGGTTATCATCAACTTTAAAGATTTCCACATCAGGAAATACTTCTTTAATCATTGCCGCACGATGTTTAAAATCAATCGGATTATTTAGGGTATTCTTAATTGGCGAACATCCAAGGAAGATGATAACCCGTGCATGACGATTCAACACACTTTGAATCAAATCTTTATGTGCATCATGAAGTTCATGGACTTGGAAGCGCCCAATAATTACTCCAACTTCTCTCTTTTTTTCTACAGGTTTCATATAATTATTTCTTTTCCTCGGTCATTTTGATGATAAACACTCCGATAGTGATCGGGATTAGTGCCGATAATGCCATGATTCCTAGGAATCCGTACATGGCTAGTAATTCTTGAATGATATTAATAAGTGTCTCCATTGGTGTATTAAGGTAGAGTTTTTTTGCAGAAAGTCAAGAACTCAATGAGGGTTTTATCTTCGACATTATCATTAAATGTTGCAAGATTAAGATTCACCTTTCCAGTGTTCTCCTTATCAATATTGATTTTATTAACATTATAACTGTTAAATTGTAACACAAATTCTCCTAATTTACCTTCAAGGTATTTTTTGAGTTCATAATTATCTTCAACAGTTAAAAGATTGCTCATGGCACCGAGGAGGCAATACCTTCCTCCGCGTTCATATGAACCTTTGCAACGGTTTCCTGGTGTACTGAATATCTGAATGAGTTTTTGAATATTATTTTTCATTTTCTGGTTTTTCTGTTGTGAAACTTTTTGTTATTATACTACCAAAGCTATTATATTCGACATATAAGTATCCTTCCTTCCCCGAAGTCCAATTATGAAAATCGATTTTCTTATCTGATTCGAAAACTTTTTCATCAGTAATAGCAAAAACTTTGAACGATGTAGATTCTGCTTTATATACAATCGGTTCATATGCCGTTTTTACAGGAAAGAAAACGCAACATATAAATGATGCACCGAGGATCATTGATCCAAGTACAAAAAATGGATGATCTGTTTTAAATGTTAAATAGATCGAAAACGGTAGTGCAATAATTGCAATGATAAAGAAGATAAGTGGTCCAGTCATAAGAGACATTACATGTTGTTATTTGTTAGTCAAGTCATTTCCCAGACTTTTTGACCAACTGGATTAATCCATACAAAGGGTTTTTTATGTTCAATCAATTGTTGAAATACATTATGGGTACCGCCTTTATTTCCGTCGAAAACCACTAATGCTGCATCCGCTTTTTCAACCATTGCTGAATTCTTACACTTCAAAATTTTAGAGGCACTTTCAATTAGAAATTCACGGTCTTTCTTGGAACCCTCGTCCATGGTATCCTCTTGCCCATCAAATGGTATACACGCAGTATATGGAATCTTCCTATATATAAGTTCCTCACAAAACCACAAATCTACACCACTCGCCATTCCTGAAAGACCGTATGTAGTATTTCTTAGAAACGTGTCTGATAATGCTGCAATAATTCCGACATAACGAATCCAATCCATATCATACTGTTGGAGTTTATGTAGTCGGTGCCCCGTTACCAGCGTTTTCATATTTTTTCGTCAGCCACCTATTAGTTTGAATCATACTATCAACATGTTGAAATAATATGTAACTAAAATCTAACATCTTTTTATTATTATTTTTACGACCGATATAATAAATGATACGTGCGCGTTTACGAGTAGATTTAATTACATCAATGGGTATTATTCTCATAAAATTCCAATTTCCGTATCAGAGAAAACGGATATTTGACAATTCATCGTCTGTTACTTTTTTGATAAATTGATGCAAATATATAGTTTCTGGTCCGTTGTCTGTTAATTATTCCAATTTCTTCCATTCTTCGTATTCTTTCTCATATCTTGGCAAAGGCCAAGAACCGGTAGAGGTGTGGACAGTCCATACGAATTTCCATCCAATACGTTTCATTGCACGAACCAACGTCATACATGCATCCATATTGTCATCCCAGATAGAAAATGCAGGATCTTTTCCATTATAAAATAGTAAACAGTTCATTAAGAGTCTTTTTTGGAATTTATAATATAATCGTATCGACCACTTCGCAAATTAGCATGTAAACCTTCGATATTTGTCCACCCCCAATCACACATATCATTACCGTCCACGACAGTTGTCATACTATTACGTTTAATACCGTCTTTAATAGAATTTAATTCTGTTTCGAGGCTTTTATATTTTTCTAGAATGAATTTAATTCGTTCACTAGCACTTCTATATTCGCCAGAAAATCGAATTCCACTATCTAGTATAACACCTCGTATTTTTCGAAGTTCCTCCAATTCGGATTCGATTACAGCATTCACGTATTGTTCCATCTTCTCTTCGTTGAAATTATCCGCTCTATTAGGCGGAAATGCAGGAAGGAGAGGAATGGCTATACTATCTTTTAATTTCATATCAAAGTAATTCGAAAAGTTGATCCGTCCAAGTTCTAAAAAAACCATTAGGCCAGTGGTTTAATTTACCATTGAGATGAATGGTAATTTTATTATTCTCGAAAATAATGTAATATCCTTCTAATTGTTGTCTTTTAATTTGAAGACGAACATCATTCAGAATAATTTCTGAATCTATGATTCCTATAAAGGAACCATCAGGGCCGTACAGAGAACATTCAGTTTCTTTAAGATTTCTGTTTATTTTAACTGGCATTTCTTTTTATTTTTAAAATTTGGTGCGAAGGGGAAGGGATTGAACCTCCGACCTCTCACATGTTATCTTCTTATTTCGAAAATTTAGAAGATGTGACCAATCCGCCAACTTGTTACCCACTTTCGTTCAATGTTTTTATCGCCTTTGTTTTGGATACCTTTCGGTATGCGCTCTACCACTGAGCTACCCCCGCATTATCCTTTACATTAACCCTTTTACTTCTTAATGTCAAGCTCAAAAACCGCATAATGCTTCGAATCTTCACACGCATCATAATAATGTGTAAATTTCCAAATACCATGTTTTACAGGTACTCTAATAATATCAAGATAACGTTCATCACTTTTCTTGATAAATTCATCATAATTAGAATTGTCTAATTTTAATGTAGTCATATCAGTGGCTTCGTATCGCCACACTGATAGAGAAATATTATCTCCAATTTTCGTAAATCCTTCAATCTCATTATCCCACGGATTATCGAGAATGATCTTAGTTCCAGTATCATTTACATAAACTCCTATAGACATATTTCCCATCTGTCCATATGCAACATTTAAAATTTTTGATTTAAAATCAGCAATTCGGATACGACCAATACTAGCATTTAATGAATATTCTTCACTCCAGTCACGTTTCCCTGTTTCGAGTTCACTAGGCGTGTCTGCACTGAGATGAGGGGCATTACCATCTCCAAAATAATTTGTGAATATCATGTCACTATCGACCTTAATAGTACCTTCATAAGGATCGTGACGAGGGAGAATACAAGGTTTCTGCACTCCATTTGTATATCCTTTATAACTTGTAAAAGCTACCAATTTATCGGGTTCAGGAGCATAGAAGAATATTCTCTCTCCGCAATGAAAGCATGTATATTCATAACGAATATGTGATAAATCGCCTCGAAACTCTATGCTATAATCTCTATCAAGATCGCGTGAATAGAAATCGCGCATATCTTTATCAATATCTTTCTGTGCCCTTTTTTCATTTGGTTGTGATGACCATTTGCCATCATATGAACCCTTTGATTTTTCAAGATCATCATCGTATTTTTCTAAAATACGTTCAAAGATATCTGTTTTAACTTTCTCATATTGTTTTACGTCTGAACATCCCCAATGTCCTTGGTGTTCAAGTGTCATTTTACCGTTTCGAATGCTTTGTGCAATTTGATGAAAAGTCATTGTATAGTATGGTGTGATTTTCGCTGTGTGTCAATCACTTTTCACATGGATGATGACCTTTTTTAATGAAGTATCTTTTTGCTTTAAACCAAATATCTTTTCCAGTTTTATTCTTTAACCAGAATCCCCATTCTCTTTTTTCAGGACCAGTTAATAATAACGTCCACACGCCTTGCGTTTCGACTGTGTGGCGATGTTCCGCTTTTCGAAATACAATTCGTCCTACATTCATCAATTCCCGACCAACAGGATTCACATCCCAATATTGTCCTTTTAAAACACATACGATAAAGTTCCATGGATGATCATGAAAATGTCTCGGATCATCTCCGTAAAACCAATGATGAAGACGTATAGAAAATAGACCAAAATTTAAAACCCATCTTTCCATGTATGGGCACTCAGTTCGACCTAATTTTTGTCGCCAAGTTAGAAATTTCACCCTAGACTCAATTCTTCTGTTACAAATGTTTCTCCAGTTTCCACATCTTGATAAGTCACGGCATATTTATCATATACATCAAGATCGGTTCCCATCCCGTAACCATAATCAGCAGGTTCTATAATTCTTCCTAGATATTCTCTGGAAATAACTCGAAGAATTGGTTTCTTTTTTGATTTAAAAGGCCACATAATTATTGTCCTGCATGAAAACTACAAGATTTGGCAAGTTTCGCAACTCCGTTTTCATCAATCTCAATAGAAATGGTAGATTTTCCGATATAACCATTTTTATAAGGATCGTCCTCGTTTAAGATATCGTCAATTTCTTTTTGAGTCAGATGCACATCAACATATTGTCTAGAATTACCGATAAATACAGATTTAGTCGATTTGGGGTGATCTTTGATAAGTTCATCATTGTTATTATAAACATAAGTAGTATATCCACCATCACCATTATCTTGTGTTCGTGTTACGACTGGAATTGTAATTGTTCGACTCATAGGTGTATCACTATACAAAAAAAGAGAGTACCCGTCAAGTACTCTCTTTTTTATTTTAACCTTTGGAGTTTATTATAGACTTTGCTTTTCGAAGTAAATCTGCCCGTTCTTTATCAGTTAATTTATTACAAATCGAACGGGTTTCCCTACAAACCTTTTCTGCCCAAGTTTCTTTATATTTCATAAAGTAATTCTTTTAAGCTTTGATTTATCTAATGTATTATTCCTACTACCAATTTGGTACGTGGTAAGATTCTGTTCCTGTGGTGCCGATTGTGCTAATGTGGGATCGAGATACTCTAGCAACCAAGTTCCGATAGGATTCTTTTTACATTCAAATATTTTATCATATCCAAGACTTGAAAGACGATTATTTGCTAACCATTCAATATAATCATGAACATTAGATTCATTAAATCCGATTAAGCTACCCTTAGAAAATAGATAACTAGCCCAATCCTTTTCACATTGTACTCCAGTCTCGAACATTCCATAGATAAGATCCGTATTTTTATCTATTATATCTTTAAAACCTTCCTCTGGATTTGTTCTCCAGTTTTTTATAATGTTCTGTGTTATCGCCACATGTAAGCTTTCGTCCTTATTAATAAGACGAATAATCTTTGCCATCTGTGGCGCTTTACCCTGTTTTCCAAACCAGAAAGAGAACAAAAATGATACATGAAAATTTAAACCTTCTGCGATCTGTGTTGAGATAATAGTTTTGAAAATTTGTTCAGGTAAATTCTTATCAGAAACCCCTAGTAAATTATCAAATGCATTAGTTACTTCCGTAGAACGCTTGTTGATCTCCTCATTAACGATAATAGAATCGAAAAACTCCTGTGGATTCTTAGTCATACCCTTTAATGCATGGGTATAAGATTCACTATGGAGAACTTCACAAAATTGCCAATATGAACACGCTGCCTCTAATTCTGGTAATGTAATATATTTTGTAATTTCATTAATACCCCGACTCAGCACAGAATCTGTTGCAGTTTGCCACATTAAATTATTTTCAAATATCCATTTCTCTGTTGGAGTCATAGATTCTATTTTCGCAGCTTCCCCAGAGAAATCGATTTCCTCTGGATTCCAGAATGCAGATTTTTGTTCCTGATATAAGTCATAAAATTTCTTATATTTGAATACATCAAACCTTTGTAGATTTAATTCAGGTCCAAGGAACATTCTGCGTTCATTTACAGGAACGATTGTTTTATTATATACACTTTTCATATTTTAAAAAATTAAAGAGAACATGCACCCCCAGCACATCCTAAATCCCAATTGGGCGCTTCTTCTCGAACATCTTTAGTATTAGGATCATATTTAGTTACGTTGAACTTGGGGTTTTCATCTAGAGTGGTGTCTTTATTCACAACCTGTTTGTTTTTAGCATAATACAATGTTTTCCATCCGTATTTATAAGATAGAAGAATATCATATGCAACATCCGTAGATTCAAGTTTATTATCCTCATAGTTACCATAGTTATAATAATGATTCCCAGAAGCACTCATACATAGCCATTTCATCACTGCGGCAACGCATTTAATAATATTCTCATTAGAACAATCGTATGCTGATTTGTAATATTTCCCATATTTCTTAGCACCAGGAGCAATCCATGCGGCAGATCCTTGTCTATCATCTTTAAATTGAAACAATTGAATAATAGGTTCCATACCATTTGTAGAATTTTGCATAAGAGATGATTTCTCACAAGGCATTGCACAAGAAAGAGTCATATTACGCATACCGTCTTTCCAGATATTTTCCATAAGAGTTTTCCAATCTAATGTAGGTTTTCTAGTGACCACTTCATCAATATCCTTCTTATATAAGTCTAATTTAGAATAACCATGGGCGTATTTACTACGATTCCAATCAGGTGCTTTCCCTTTCTCCTTTGCAAGCATCCAAGATGCTTCCATAAGATAATATTGCTGTTTTTCCATGAACTCATCAATTACATTCGGAGATTCTGGAGAATCGTGGTTTAATCCTTTAGTTGCAAGCCATCCAGCAAGGTTTGTAATACCAATTCCTAATGACCGTTTATTCTTTGTAAATCTCTCAGCAGCAGGAGCAAAATAAATTTGACGTTCGATCATGTCATCCAACATCCTAACTGCTAAATGGCAAACCTTTCGATGATCTTCGTCGGATTTTATATTAACCATGTTAGTCGCTGCTAATAGACAGGTTCCAATCTCCCCATTAGGATCATTAAGATATTGACACGGAATAGTAGGATGCAAAACTTCAACACAAAGGTTTGTCATAGATACTCTATCCATCCAAGGAGAAAATTCATTAGCAAGGTCTATATTTAAAATATAAATTCTATTTGTTTCAATTCTTTCTTTGATAAGAGAATCAAATAATTCATTTGCAGGAACACTCTTTTTAAATTTGAGATTTGGATTATTTTCGGCCTTAATATATAGATCATCAAATTCTGGCATTCCAAATGAATCAAAAACTTCAGGAACTTCGTGATATGAAAATAATGTAATATTTTCATCATTGGTCCAACGTTCGTAGAATAATTTAGATATTGCAATACAATAATCCAAGTGACGAACTCTGTTATATTCAGTACCTCCTACATTCTTCAGTTGAAGAATGCTTTCGATTTCCCAATGAAAGATTGGTGCAGTTGCCGTTCCTGCCCCTCTACGTGCCCCTCCTTGCTGTTGAGACTTAATGGAGTCTTGGAATACCTTTAGGTACGGTATAACCCCGCTATGCACTGTTTCTCCGTTCTTAACAGGACTCCCCATACCACGAATACGGCTAAAATCTAATCCGATACCATATCCGTAACTTGTTGCATTTGCCATTAAATGTGCAGAAGAAAATATAGAATCGGAGGTATCATCTACTTGGATCAAACAACAAGATGCACCCGATTTTGCATTTGTTCTCCAGCGAGTAAGCATTGGAGTAGGAATATTTAATTTTCTATGAGAAACAGCTTCATAAAATTCTTTTACGAATTGTAATTTCCTTGCAGATTCATAATCTGCAAAATGGACCATACCAATACACATAAATGCGAACTGTGGTGTTTCATAAACTTTTTTATTTACACGATCTTGGACAAGTGCTGTTTTGAGCATGTGGTTCATACCAGCAAAATCAAACATAGTTTCGTCTAAGGAATGGTCAATCCACTTATCTATTTTATTAATTTCATCTTCTGTATATTTTGTAAGAAGTTCATCTGTATAAACTCCTATAGATACACAATTTTTAATATGATCAATTAATCGAGGTGGTCTATTACCACCCCATACTTCTTTTCGCAATCCATATGTGAGTAGTCGGGCTGTTACGGTTGTATAGTTAGGATGGTCAATTGAAATCAAATCTTCTGCGGATTTAATCAATGAATCATGTATTTCTTTCGAACTTATACCATCATAGAAGTTTATATTGGCATTCATAAGAATATCATTAGCCGATATTCCCGAAACATTTTTAGTAGCCCATTCTACAACCTTATTTACCTTCTCTGCATCAAATTTTTCTATCTGTCCGTTGCGTTTTTTTATCGTTATATCCATGTTTAGGTTACTCATTTACGTTAATTTATTTACTAGTTTACTAGCCTTAATGTAAACTTTCGAACCTTCGAATTCTACCCCAAAAATGCAAAAAGTGCATTTCTCGAAATTATTATTTTTAAGGTGTGTAATAAAAAACCCGTAAGATGTTAATCTTACGGGTTTTTGGCCAAAAACCGCTAGCAACAAGGACAATGTTACTATGGTCAAAATTCTATTTATATTGTGTATGGCTGACAGATAAGGGAGCATTAAGCTTTTCCTCCTTTGTCCCGTCTTTCTCGCATATCTTTCGACTTAGCGAGCATTTATTAGACCGTCCCGGCATCGGTTTCCCGACTGTAGTACCTTAGAGCCGTTATGTGATATAATTTATTGCTGTTAGAATTTTTATTCAAATCATCATCTTTTTTCTTAATCGCGTCTACCATTCCGCCAATGTGGAATTTTTATCTCTATATGCTCCACACCCCCGACTTGAACGAGGACACCCGTTAGGATAATTATTTACATAGAAGTTTATATGCTGTTGATGATTTTATCCAAGTCTTTGAAATGCCTTCTGGACATTTCGATGTTTTTGAAAGAAGAGTTTAAGATGCTGACAAAGACTTTTTCAGGTTCATGGATCTTTTTCCTGCCCACTAGAGCTTGTAGATGCCTTACACAATTACCGGGATTGCACCAGATCGGCTTGCTTTATAACAATAAGAGTCTTGTATTATTTTGCTGATGTGAACCTTATCCGAGAGACGTTTTTGTTTTTTTCCAATAAAAAGTTTTTTTAATTGCTGTTTATCTCTCTATATCTAACTTTACACTACTTACTATTCATTGTTTTTTTTTAAATACAGTAGTAGTTAGATTTCTTTTTTTCTTTCCACTCTTCGAAACAAGTTTTCAGTGCGCCTTGCTCAGTTTTGAAGATCGCCCTTTCAGGATAGGGGAATGATCCTGCATCTCCTAAATAAAAAATTCCTTCATCGGTGATTCCAATCTTTTTAACCTTTAAATCGAGGGCGACAATTTCACCATTGAGATTAAAAGGAATCCAAAATGTATCGCCAATATTTAGTTTTGTTGTTATTGTCATACTCGACTATATCACTCCTTGTTCGGTTGTCAATTTAAATTGTGCTCTTAATGCAACTGTTCTTGTGCTATCTGATGGATATTTCTCCGCTATCTTAAATTCTTTTGCATTTCTTACAGTTGAAATAAAAAGTCTACCCCGCCCAAACGATTCTAATTCCTCTTTATTCAATTTCAATGACATTCCTTCTCTGTACACCTTACCTTGAACCAAAAGTTTTGCCGATTCGAAATCTTTTAAAAGTTGCTTATCATTAACATAATAGATATTAATATCTGCTCTACTAACATAAACTCCTCCTAGATGTGTGGCAATTCCATAGAATTTACCATCTTTTTCATATCCTATAATCTTTGGTTTCATTATTTTTAAAATTGGTGCCCTTGGCTAGGTCCGAGCTAGCTTACCATCCTCGTCATATACAACTCCTTTATCCTAACATACTACTAGTATTTCTGTTTCGGCCTTTAAGAGTTGTCCATTTTTAATATATTATGCATAATACATTTCACGTAATGGCTACGTTTGTAGAATACAAGGGCTTTTAATTATCCTTCAGCAAGTGTCTGTGCAATCATTTTCATATACAATATTATAGCTGATTTCTTATACTCCTCGGGAAAGAGGTCAAATACTTCAACAGGAACTTTTGTATCGTCGTCGGTCAATAGACCTGCCACAAGGTACATCTTAGATTGTATCTTATTAAGATCAATATTTCCCATTGGTTGGTCTAATTCAGACATAATTTCTGCCAAAAGTTCTTTAAGTTGCATATTATTTTCTTTTAATAATTTCAGAATATCATTTTTAATATTCTCCTCCGACTACATTTCCACATTTAGCACAACCGTATTCACTTGTCAAAACAAATCCGGGAAGATATCGCGCTTTAGGGTGTCCGCACCCACATGTATAATCCACTTCAGGAGTTCCTAAAAATCTATCATTAAGTAAACCGATTTTATCACCTTCATCATTACGACGCTTTTCGTTATACGATTTCCTTGATTTTTGGTTTTCCTCATCCTTCAATTTTTCGGGAAGTTTATACTCATCATAATAAGGCTGATGCTTCCAAAACTCTCTAGAAGGAAATGGGTATTGTCTGTTCTCACACCATTCTTCGAAGTCTCTATGTTCTTCTGCTATTTTTCCTAAAAGTGATCCCATATTTTTGTAAAATTTCAGAATATCATTTTTAATATTATTCTTGCTCTACCCCTGAGCTAAATCCCTTGCGGGAATTGAAGGATTTGAACCTCCGACCTAGAATTGGGCTCATATATTTTATAATGCTGTTGATATTCTTTTTCAGAGTATGTTTGCGCTGAACCGTCAGCTATTACGGGCGGAGTCGAACCACTTCGTTTCAATGTTTGGCGAAAATATTATAATTTTGCTGTTAATACTCTTATATTCGAATGTCTTACCGTTTCGCCCTCTACCAATCAGCCGGTTAACGCTTCCAAGAGTCGAACTTGGATGGGTTTTTTGAATAGAAAAAAGTTTTTATTTGTTGCTGTGTGACATTCTTTAGCAGATTACATTTAACGTGTTGATTTAAAAGATCATTGTTGTTAAGGTTGCTGTTAGTAATCTTATTGTCCTGTACATTACCACTTCTTCATCATCTGTGCAAGTTATTTTTGTTATTTTCCAATAACACCCTTACCAAAGTCTATAATAGTATCCTTTGTTTTTCGACCCATAAAATGGGAAAACGATTCATCAGGATTTTTATCTGTTATAGGGGAACTGATAACTCGAATGAGTTTAGCCTCTGGCGCTTCTCCCACACATTTAGTAATGAGGAAAATAGGTAGGGATATGACTGCCAGCATTACAAGTAAAAATCCACCAAATCCGGGGCTATTTCCGCTGCCGCTTGCCGCATCGACCGCTACACTGATAATTTCATCGTCCATATGTTTTATATTGTTCTAAACCTTACTACTATTTTCTCAAGAGTCAAGAGGAGTTTCGAAAATGTTACCGACAACTTTTAGAGGATAAGAATCAATTAATTTTTCACAGTCATCTATTGACCATCCCGTGAAATATCGAGAAAACATGATTATTCCTCTACTCATTTCGTGAGTAACTTGGGAATAGTATTCAACAATGTCACCATCGTAAATTTCTTTATTATTACTATCTAGCTCGTTATCACCAGCATGTTCTTTAGGTATTTACATTTGTGAAATTGGCTGATTTAACTTCATGATATGGAATCCATACACTGTTAGAAGGCCACCATCCACCATTTCGAACCATATCACGCATAAAATCTCTAATCTGTGTTTCGGCTGTAATATCTCCTAGATTACTAGGAATGTCTTGGAAATTTTTAATAACAAATGTATCGTCCTGAAGCTTAATTCGTAAAATTTTCATAGTTCTAATAGTTCAATTTCTTCACTCAAGTCGTTAAAATCTTCTGGCATATCCCTAGTGTCATAACACGCCATTAGACACCCTAGAGACTTCCTTAAATTTGCGATTTCATCCCTGATGTTGATATAACTATTTTCTGGGAGTCGGTTATTTTGATAACGGAATTCACTAATTAATGAATTGAAATCTTCTGCAATATTTTTTCTAAGACCGTCAAATGATACTTTCATAGTGCTCCTGATAATGTTTTAAACTCTTCGGGGGTGATTTCCCTATTCTGTAAGCGGGTGATAAGTGCTAAAATATTAGCTTCGCGTTCTTGTTTCTGCAATTCTGTTAATTTCTTCTTTTCAGCATTCAATTGTTTCTCAACTGCACATTTTCGCTCACGTTGGATATAATCTTTAATAAGATCTACTACAGTATTACGAGCAGCATTAATAGAACTATCATATGTCAATCCAAATTCAAGTACACCTCTATCATCATCACATACAAGATCTAAATGTAAAGGAATTACTGTATTATTAGTTTGGAGATTGAGTTTTCCAGATAGTGCCTCAACAAACTTTTTCAAATCACCCACAGTGGTGTGTACATATGTAGCATAACTATGTTCTTCGATATATACGTCCAGTTTAACATCTCTGATAGGATGAAACTGTTTTTTATTTAAAATGGATGCTATATATTTCTGTTCCGCATCGGTGAAGGGTTCTAAACAAGAAATAGCAGCATAAACCTCTGGTATAGAGACGTATCTATTGAAATTATCAGCAGGGATGTAATCAGGTATTTTAGTTATATCTAGTTCCATATAAGATTGTAGAACACAATGAAGAGAAGTCAACAGAAAAAACCCGCTAATTTCTTAGCGGGTTTTAATAATTTTACAGAGTAACCATATTGAGAACCTGTTGATCCATTGCGGTATCGAATAACTGTCGAGCAGTCATCACTTCATGCCCTGTAATGAAACTAATTACACTTGCGGAATATCCGCTGAAATAGTAACAGCCTCTATCATTCGCAGTAGTTTCAAACTTCTCACCTGAACCTTTTCCATAAAAGTTATTCTGGAGATTCCAGAGAACAATTTGGAATTTATCTGCGAATTCCTTACTAAACACAGTGCGAAGCTTTCTACGAGCTTCCTCCACATTGGTATTACTCAATTGTGTAGGGTTAAACTCGCTGTCGCTGATACAAAGAATACCAGTAGGGAACTCAGATTCATCAATTCCTTGATTTTTCAAATGAACGAAGAGATCAATAACGCTTTGGAAATTGGTGCTACCATAGAATCCACATTGATCATTGTACCATTTTTCTAAGGCATTATTACCTACCCATCTATGCATTTTTGCAGTTGAATTAAATTCGATAAAGCTATCTGCAAATCGTCCAGTTAAGAACTCGCTGAAATATAATGCCAATGCTTTTCCGATATTAGCACAACTTTGAGTCGTTCCAACAGCAGTAGAATTCATCGAAGATGAGGTATCGCGTACTACTATGAAATTACACTGATTCTCTTTCTTTTCACTCTTTCCTTTTTCCACCAATGTAGCAAATTGCTTATTGATAGTATCCTGTGTATGTTTTTCCAAGCCGGAAAGACTATAAGGAAGATTACTAAAGAGTTCATGAACAAAACCAGTATACTTCACAGTTGTTTTTGGATCACCTACCCATTTTGCATACTTGTCAGAAAGATTCTGATTCTTCAGGAATTTGCTACGAACCAAAAGGTTCAGTGCCCGTCCATGAATCTTATCAAACTCAATTGCATCAAATTTGCGCTGGGAGATAAGCTTTTGCCAATCGTGTGCATTACCAGAAGTTTTTAGCTTGCGGTATTGTTTATAATTATAGGAATTATCCTTTGGTCCGAAGAGAAGAGAACAAATCCACTTTGCAATTAGACAATTAGCCTGTGATTCAACTGTTTTGCAGTCGGAACGAGCTTTAATCTGTGGAAGATATTTCTTCACAAGATTATTAGTGTGATCATTGTTCAATGCAGTGAGAATTAAATCTCCGAATTTCTTCCAATCCAGCTTACGATTATCCCATCCATTATAGACAAGATCATATTGAAGCATGGTGAAAATATCGTGCCAACTTCCAAGGGAAATAAACAATCCGATATTTTTCCAGAATACTTCTGGTGCCTTCTGAGAGAGCCAAATCATTCGCATAATTGGTTCAAACTTCAACTCACCACCTTTTTGAGGTTCATCAGTAGTCGTTCCCAACACATTCACCTTTCGGGTGATGGTGCGAAGATAATGAGTAAACTTCACAGATGTAAGAGGGTCATTTCCCCAAAGAAGTTCACAATCTTTTTCGATTTCAGAGAAAGAACGGGGAGCCTTATAGGTTCCAAGCTTTCCGAACTGATCCACGAAAGAATCAAGAGTAGAACTCAATTTCAATGCACCATTTCCAGAACGTGTTTCCACGGTCTTTTTCTGTGCAGCTTGAACAAAAATTGGAACAGCCTTAGTTTTCTGCACGGCTGAAGTAGTTTTCTTAACTGGAGATTTAAATAGCACTGTTTGTTTATTGTCGAACATAATTTGATAGTTGTTTTCTGTGTTAGAGTATACCACTGGTACACTGTGGTGTCAAGCCGTTTTATGAATTGTCTGCTCTAATGTCTCTAATGTTAAATATGTTGGCTGATGGTATAATCATTTCGCTCCATTTCATAAAAATGTCAAAAATGTTATTTTTGATATCAGGTTTAACATCTTCTGTTTTTACAATTTCAACAGGTTTAAGAATCCACCTATGATTTCTAGTTTTCATAATTCTCGAATCGTTTTTATGATATAGATGATTGTTTATAATCACTCTTTTAGACTTTAAGAAATATCTTTGATTATATTTCATTAGACGTTTGTCGTCTTTATGATACCGTTTGCAATCATCCTGACACTCCACGATATTTTCATCCCAACGATAGTAATATTTATTTTTAAAATAAATGCATTGACGTTTGTCACAAATATCCATACGACCATTGTTGATAGCCTGTATCAGATATGACTGTTTTTCCCTATAATCTTCTGCACTTTTTAAGTGCCAGTAAACAGCTTTGTTATTAATGCGGGGATAGTTAGATACGATATTGTAGCTATAATCAGTATATTCTAATGTATCTAAATACGGTTTAAAGATTTTTTGTTTGGCAGTATTCTTCTTATAAGTGAATATAATAGGATTATCTATAGTATTCCCCTCGGGATCAACCAAAGATTCGTTGTTATCACCATTCTGGCGAAGTTTTCTATATACCCCGTTGTCAGAGGCCCAATCCTCATAGAGACGGACAATATTATCACTATTGGCGTATATTCTGTCTAAAAATTTACAATGCTCTTTACCGTTAATAGTTACATCGTTCCAAAGAATCGCTCTTCCGATATTCATTCCATCCTTCTTTGCAACAAGTACATTACAATCAAACATCTCATAGAAACTATGAACCGGTTTCTTGTGCATACATGATCCAATTCCTAGGGGAAATTCGGCATTATAACCAAATTTAATAGATTCCACAGAAAAGGTAACGTGTTTTGCCAATTCATCGGCTTTAAATTTACTTGAGAATTCTGCAAATTGATGATCCTTGAGTTTTTTTACAATTCTAGGATGAAGAATGTTTTTTACGAACCTAGCAGGTTTGATGGTCTGTCTTCCTTCCATAGACCACGAACCGTTATTATTATATTTCTGTTCTCTATTCGGAGGCATAAAAGAGATCAACCCTTTTTCATCCCTATAAGAAATATAATTCATAACAGGCTTGTTGAGCTTTTCTCGATTAACATATCGACCCGTTTTGATACATCCACGAAGAATTAATGCACTAACCAAACAATTGTCTGCCGTTTCTGCGATAAACCTTCGGAAAGAAGCGGAAACCGCCAAAGGTGGATGTGCAGATGTGTATTTATATAATTTTTTAGTCATTTTTTAAATTTTTAATTTTGGAATAAAACCGCCTTGCCAACAGCCAGGGAGAGGCGTAAGACAGTCTCCTACGACATCACTCATAAGTTTTAGATCACGGTACCAATTCTTAGTCCATGAACGAGCATAAGAATCTACATCCTTAGAGGAAATTAGCAAGTGAAATCCTCCACGAGTTTCAACGACATTACATTTATTATCAACAACACTACAAGCAGATTTAAGATTATCTTCATCTTTATTATCAATATCGAAGATATGGTATTTTTCTTTACCTGATGTTATTTGAATTACGTTTAGAACCTCCTGATGGGGATTGAATGAATTACCATTTTCAAGTAAATCCACAAAAGATTTAATACAACGCAATGTTGCACGTTTCATATCCCTCGGTGCAGGAGAAACATACAATGCGAGTGATTCTTGTGGAATTGGAATGTTATCTTTGCCGACATATCCACCAAAACGACACTCTAATTGTTTGAGTTTGGATTTTAGACGTTCTTTAGTAGCAGTTCCCCGTTTGATAAGCACCTTATCGTAGGAGAGTGCTGGGTGTAATGGCATATATTTTTTACGGGCAAATAAGCACCAGTACAATTGGTTAAAATCGTCGGTCTCTGGAATTATATTTAAAAATTTATCTAATTCCTTTTCATCAGCCACAATTTCGTAAAATTTACTCATATCAATGTATATATTTCTGTTTAATATACGGCCAATATTCGAATATTGCACATAGAAGAACTACTGGTCCGCATAGAAGGGCTGCAATACAAGTAGCAACATCGTCGATGGGGTCCATGTCTTCAAATTCTTTAGATAGAATACACCCAAGTTGCATGGAAGCCACCCAAAACAAACAGAAAACTCCTAAAATACCGAAAAGATGTAAAATGATATTATAACCTATAATACATCCGATAGTCACGATAATGGTTTTATTCATCTTCTTTTTTATTCCATGTAAAGGGACTACGGATGCTGATACAATTCCATTTAGACTTGATTAAGTCCCACTGTTCTATACCAACAATAAGGAATAAAACCGGTCCTAGTGCATATCCTAGAATGATTGAGATTTCATCAAAAAACAGAGAATTTCTGTTAAACTTGCAATGTACCTTATTTGCAAGATATGCCATAAAAAACCAGATCACTAGAATTGGTAACAAAATACCAAAAATAGAATGTAGAATGTTGTATAAGGTAATACAGATTATATTTGTTAGGATCAATTTCTTAATGTTCATATGTTTTATACCAGTTGTTGAATATTTTAATCATCTCTTTTTTGGTTTTATCGGCCACAAAGTAGGTGATACTACCCCAACCTTGCGTTTTCGTCAAGTGATATGTACTCTTTAGATACTCATTAAACTCTCTCAAGATTTTACCAAGTTCAGGACCGCTTGCACCTGTCAGTTCTTGAATAATAGAGCCGTTGAAGGTGTTTCTCGCCTTTTCCCAATAATATCTTTGCTCAATTAAGGGTTGAATCTGTTCAGTCCAATTTCCCATATGAGGATAATGGACTTCTTCATAGAAATGGAACATTCCTCGAAAAAGATGTTCTTGTTTATTAATGGTGCCTTCGTAATTTTTAAATTCTTTATTCAATAACCACTCGACAAATTCTGCATAGACTTTTCTTTTACGATTTCTTGTGCGGTTCTCATGGTTCAGATTTTCGAACTTAAATGCTTCTGCATTAAAATACTTCGATTTTGTAATCCAAGAGAAAAGTTCTTCGGGATTTTTGAAACCTGTCAACCATTGATCATAGTCTAAATCAATGAACTCTAAAATCTTTCGAAAATTCTTCGACACTAAGACCTCTCCTAGTGCATCATCATGTGCGAATTTAACCGGGTATACAAGCCCTTTATGCGTCAATCTATAGCCTAATGAGTCACGAAACATCACACCTACCATATTGCTGCAATCACTATTACGCATATATTGATATGCCGTTAATACATTTTCTTCAGAATGAAAGCATAAGTCGCATTGAACACCCATGTAATTAATGGATACAACAGAGGTATTAATATGTATATCATCGTCGGTAATACTGAATAGTTGTTTAACTTCCTCCTTATCCATGATAGGATAAGGCAACACAAAATCGATATCACCGTAATCTTCTTTGTCAAGAAAAGATTCGGGGATTAGTACTTTCCGAGGGGAAAGTTTTTCAATGACAATCTGAGAAACACGATCATATGTTTCTCTATTCATTCGTTCGTTCTGAAATAATGCGCCGCCCATTTTAATTATTTTCTGATTTTATGTAAAAATTTAAATCTCTATACTTCTCTAAGAATTCATCACAGTCTTTTCGAGTCATAAATGAGAGATGTAAAGATTTATAAGTTTTCATTTCTATTGAATCCCAAACTTTGATGAAGATTCCAAACCTATGTTTTACAGTATTATTCATCGTTTCACTGCTTGGAATATTTCACCATAACGTTGTTTGAATTCATCTACTTCCTTTTTAGAAAACCACTGTGCATCTTTTCGGCTTTCGCACGTAGAAAGCCATCCGTCATCTTGCCACCCACAACTTATATATGGTTTATAAGTCATCTGAACAAATCTAATTAAGTATCTCCCCTTTCGGGAAGTCCTTAGAAGATTTCGATTATATTTTCTATATTCGTCCTGCGTTGCTATATCAGGGGCAGTGCGAACACATTTAATCTGTGCCCAAATCTTGGCAAATCGCTGGGAATATAAACTTTTCATACATCGAGTTTAATTAGGGTTCCGTCTTCTATAGCTTTGCGAATATACCGCATCACCATAATAGATTTTTCAACATCATGAACAGTCCCATTCTGTAAATCTTCAATAGGAATTGGAAATTGATAATGTTCAATAGTTTTGTCTCTACGAATATTATAGAACAGATTACCATTCCGATAATGAGAGAAATGAGCAGTATTTTCTTTTGTTACAAATTCAATTATTTTCATATATTAAGAGTTTTTCCAAATTTCACGAAGCCAAAACATAAATTCATAGATAATAAATACGAAAATAGTTACTAACATCGGAATAATGATAATAATATATCCTAATCCAAGCTCAGGGCCTAAAGAGTTATTCACCGGAGCAGGAATACCTATTAGTATGCCGATCCATCCTAGTATCCAAAGGATGTTATGAACAACCAACAATGCTGCGACTGGAATAGCCCATTCCTTCCACAAGAAAGTGACTACATTTCTGATAAATCGTAAAAATTTCAAGAATAAGTTTTTGAAAAAACGTAAAAAAATTATTTTCATCTGCATCTACCCCATGTTTTATCATTATATCACCCTATCAGCGAATGTCCAGCGTCTTTGTACATTTTTATTATCAAGTCTTGTTCAGAACGAGTAAATCCCCAGAACCTTAGATATTTCTTAACATTTCTATAGGTTTTCAACTTTTTGAAAACCTTGAAAATATTAGAATGAATGTTCGGTGTTACATTTTCCGACATAAAAGTGATGGTCGTATTCATCTTTCCCCGATTGCCATCGAACAGCATCTATTTCTTCATCCTCTTCGAATTGTTCACAACTCTGTGCCCATTCATACAATGCAGCTTGAAATAAATCAAACATTTTATCACGCTTTTCATCGGAAGAAAACACCATACTTCCTGAACGTTCATCAGGTCCACAGCCAAGTAACCATAACCGATCAGTCTGAATATCCATACGACTACGGGAAATAATCTCTATTCCATTAGATGCACGAAATGTTAGATAATCATCGTCCGACTTTCCACAAAATCGCATATCCTGGTAAAGGATTTCAAAGGTTAAGCGCCTTTTAGTCTTGATTAGTTTATATTCAAGATAGGTTTTCATAATCCAAACGCACTTAATGAAAATTTAAAAGGATTTTTGGGAATATCTTTCACTGCTTGTAACATCTGCCCTACACAATCCCTAGTTTCAGCCTGAGCATCAGATTTTAGTCGCAATGCACAAAGATGTGTAAATGCATGAAAACTTCCAGTCCAAATAAACTTCGTTTCTAGTGCGAGCGGTAGATGAACTCGACAAAGCTCTTTTGCAATACCGAATTCAGACATTTCTTTATATAGTGCTTGCGACTGCTCTACAATTTTATTAAACTTGTCAATAAAATATTGGTTATCTTCATCTGATAGCTCTCCCGCACTTCCTTGTTTAGAATCTTTTGATTGATACCGGAATCTTTCGGGAATCCAATAAGTGTCAGAAAAATCCACATATCTTCCTGAAATAGAATTTCGTGCCCATCCGATTTGATGAGTGAATAACTGTCTTTCTACGAAGATGGGGCATTCGACTCTGAATTGCAATTGTGGATGCCGGAAGGGTGTCGTATGCTTATGTTCTGCCAAGAATTTTAGAAGACGTTCCTCTTTATGACCGACTTCGACACTCTCTTTATTATAGGAAACCTTGGCAACATTTACCACCATCAAATCTGACCCAAAATGGGTTAATAGTTCTACTTTCATTATTTTAAAATATATTCATCTGCCAATTTATCCAATTTACTTTCCCAACGAGGTTTTGGACATGGATATTTTGCTCGCGATTCTTTGCGAATTTCCCTCATAGTTTTAAATGCATCAGATAACTCCTTTGCGTCCAGTGCTTTACATTTATCCAACCATTCTCTACCTATAGTTAAACGCAAATCATAGGTCTCCTTTTCAACATCATACGGATTTCGATATTCAGTTAGGTTTTCAAAATGAACCACACCTAACATTCCATAGAATTTCCTTTTTCCACAAGGTGCCAAATCTTTGAAATAAAAATGAGCATATGCTCTCAATGTTAATTCCATTTCAGAAATATCTAACCTATGCGACTTCATATCGAACATAGAGGACCATTTAAGCATGTCCACTCGTTCAATTCCCGCATCATCCCATTCCTTAATAATATTGTCTATATTTTGACGACTAAGAATTTCTGGGTATTTTCGACGGATTTCTCCTGCTTGTAGGTAATCTAGCATTTAACGTGGTACTCCTGCTCTCATGTTACTGGTTTTTGTTATGTCTATATGAAAAGAATTACTAACGGCTAATAACTTTTTACCATTTCGATCAATCTTTTCATAAATCGGAACGTTTCCTAACGATAGCATACCAGTCCAGATATGCAAGTCAATTCTTCCGGCCCAACAAATATGAATACCAAAAGAAATATCTTTTGTTCCAAAATCGGTCCACCAAATTCGTGCAATATGATCAAACTTCATTAATCAATAATTCCGTAATCTTTATATGCCTCTGTTATAGTTTCTTTGTTCACCCCAAAAGATTGTAATGTCCTGAGAACAATACTATCGGGAAGATCAACCATTCCTAAAAGGACCATTTCTGCACTGATATATTTGAATTTCATATCTTGTGCATATTTACTGGATAATTCTAAAAGAAACTCCATTCTAGGAGTAATTAGCACCTCTTCACCAGCATCGTTCAACAGTTTCATAATTAATCATCTAAATCGTCTAAATAAATATTATTCCGTTCCATATTGGCAATAAAGTTCTTGGCATCTTGTTCGTCTTTGACAAGACCTGTCACATACTCATACCTAGAATAATTAGTATTCCAACAATATAATCTATACGTCCCTCTATGATCTGGTTCTAATTTCCACTTAGGAGGTGGCGCTTTAACAGGAAACCACTTCTCATATAAGTTATTAAAAAAATTTATCACAATATCAACAATATTCATAGTGCTTTATTTTTGTGGATTTGTTCCCAACGTTTTTCAAGCATATATGCAGCTTTATGTGGTGCCAGTCCATACATGCCCAAAGACATTACATCATTACATTCTACAATACAAGTAGTTCCTTTATCTGTAATACCTAAATCGCAACTCCATGCAACAGGTGCATCTTTCCACGTTTTAATTGCCAATTCTGTAACTTCATAATTAGGAAAAACTTTAAAGTCTCCTCTATAATGCTTTCCATCAAGGATTTCACCATTACAGATATAACAACGCCATTCAGAAACAAAATTAACCACTTCACTTGTGATTACCTCTTCATCGCCCGTAATAAAATAATTGGCAACATATAGAGAATCTAATTGATCTGCCTTATATACAAACCCATCAAAACTCTTCCCCTTTTCAGGGATAGGCTTGATAAATTTAGGAACTTTAGATTTAAAAACTTCCCCAATAGATTCCGTTTTGATTTCTCTCCGTGCCAGAGCTAGAAGATCATCAGGAACATGACCGATCCATCGCGGAGTATAATCTAATTCCGCAACGACCTTTCGAATAAATCCGACATTTCCGTAGAATACAGAGAATTCTTTAAGAAAATCCTCTTTATCCCAGCCTCCAACATTACTGAGCAAATTATTATCAAGATAACGTATGAAGTATCCAGCCTTTTCTAGACCTTCTACCATAGTTTTCTTATTCATCCAACCTTTTAGGTTGTCGTCAATAAATGCATTCATGATTCAATGTAGTAAAATTGTTTATAAATTGCATAATAGAACTCTCGAACCTGTTGGTTTGGAACTCTGTAAGATGTATTCGGCAAGACGATATTTGTCAAGTAATGAACCTTCTTTAGGGTTATCGTTCATATTATGCCAAAGATCGGCCAATTTAACTGCTACCACCCCCTCACGAAACGGTCCACCATTATGAATTCTCATAATAAAGTCGAAATATGTTTCTCCTTCTTTCTTTGTAAGCGCATCTACAATTTCAACAGTCAAAACCGAAAATCCAGCAGTTAGAAGTTGTTCCTTCGTTATGCCACAATCTTCAATCACATCGTGAAGAAAACCCGCAGCAACTACATTATGTTTATGTTCATACAATTCAGCTCTTCCTATATAAGCAGTAAACGAAAGCCAATCTGTTGATACTTTATTGGCAACCGCTTCTACATGCGTGAAATAGGGTTTTCCATCTCGGCGAAATTGTCCTTCATGCGCGATTCGGGCAAAATCTAGGGCTTTTTTAATATAATTCATAATTTTAAGATGTGATGCTGTTAGGTGTTATAGTAAATTCTACATATGCAGTAAGCCATGCAATACTCAATATCACTTTTTGAGTATCGTCATAATTACCATTCCATCCACTGGTAGGAGTTTCCCAATCAGCTTTTATTAAAGGTAGAAAATACCATTTCTGTAATCCAAGACTGAGTGCTTCCCAAGAAATTATCCTCCACTTGAATGTCCAATTAGCAGTACGCATTATAAATTATCGCACATGAACGTAGCAAGTCAACCACTATTCTTCGCGATCTACACAACTCTTTCCAATACGCCGTTCAGTTCTGTTCATAATCGTGCGTTGGTGTTTGCGGTAATTCACTTGTGCTTTTGCTGGGGTTTTACACTTTAAGGATGCTTTCATATTATCCTCCACAATACTGTGCTTTTCCGTCCATTCGTTTTGTGTACTGTGCTTCAAACTTATGAACTTTACCACCTTTACCGACAATTTCATAAGGAACATCAAAAACATCTAAATCAGATGATTCATCCAACTTAAACATATCACCGCAGCGTGGACCACCTACAAGTTCAATTACGTTAACTTCATCAAGATCAATCATCCTCTTCGCTTTCTTCAATTTGGGTTTCTTCATCAATGAAAAGAATAAAATTGGCAAGTTCTTCTGTGAACTCGTCCCAATCATCCGCATCATCGCCTGCAATAACTTGGATATCCTCTTTAATTTCTTCAAGAGTAATATCACTATCATCAGATAGTTCGGTGACGAGATTTACAAGTTTTCTCAATTTCCTAGAAGATATTTCAATAAGAGCATCTGCTGCGAGTTCTTCAACTGTTGATTTGATTTGTTCTTTGTTCATTTTGAAAATTATTTATAAAAAATTAAACAAAAAAGGCGATTAGATACAATACACTAATCGCCTTTTTAGAAGCTGACTATTAAGCAGCGACTTCTACCCCATCAACAGGGGCGAGAATATCATCAATATCATCGACGACATTAGTATCAACAGTCTCGGCAGATACCATAGCAATAGTAGGGGCAGATTCAGGCTGAATTACTGTTTCGACGACTGTCTCGGTAGGTGTTTCGGCAACAGGAACAGGTTTCTTGGTGCATTTAAGCATATGAGCAATCACCGGATGAAGACCATACTTTTCGACAGCTTGTTGAGGCGTAAGCCCCTCTGCTGCGATAATACGACGACCACCGTTAGGACCGGACGATACCATACTATTTAGGACGACTTCATAATCCAAGCCAGTCTTCTCCACATATTCGTGGAATTGTTTTGGATTTGTCTTGACTTTTCGACCTGTCACTCGGCAGGTATATTCAAGGACATTCTTTGGGTTTTTTGGGCGTGCCATATTGTTGTTTCTATTATTAGTTTGTTTTGTTTAATCTTCCGTATTGGAATCGGACATATATTACACTCTATACTGGATATGTCAAATGACTTTTTGAAGATATTTCACCTTTTCCTCTTTCGCTTCTGCCCATTCCTGAAGAGTGAAGATTTCTGGAAAATCCATTCCAATATCTTCCATTTTTAATTTTCCGTGGAATGAAAAGTTTTGCTCTTTATGATACCAGAAATCATTAAAACTTAAATCGAACCAGCTATTAAAAAATTCATTATTTTTAAGCCAATCATAATATTCATTCCATTCATCGCTATTAAATGCCATTATATACTTCTTTAAAAGTTGATCTGCGAAATCTAACAACAGATCTTCAGCATCTTTCTTAGAACTATATTGAAATGGAATAAATTTGTCATAACTATATGTATGACCATCACTACAAGTTGTATGAAAAACTAACCATTCCATATCAATATAATGTTTCTAGGGTTTCAATACTGAAATTATGATCATCTCCTAAATAATTAATCTCCTTTAATAAAGAATATATTTCGGCAATATTATCATCAACTTCAGACTTTAATTCAAGAATACGATTAATGCTCTTTTTTCGGCATTCCAATTCTTTGTATTCTTTTTTCTTATTATTATATTGAGCTATAAGCATCTTCGCTTGCTCTTTAAATTCTTCGGGAATATTTGAAATGTCTGTACCAAATGAGGGTATAACAGGTTCACCATCCCAATATTTTTCGGTGAATCCTTTAGGATAATCCCGTTCAATTAGTTTGCAAAGAGTTTTGAGATATTTTCTAAAGGTTGGAACATTATAATAATGATATCCGTGGTGACTACTTTCGATTAAGACGTTATTGAAATAATCGTCTTTAATATTTTCGACGGCGAGAAATTGTTTATAACTATACTCTTTAAACTTATGGATTTTTAACCATTCCTTTGTTTCTCGAATCCATTCATCCGCAGCATCTTTATCTGCAACACTTGCAACGAATTTTCCATATGAATTATTTTTGATAACAAACCACAAACCCCATCCGAAATGATTTAATCGAATCTTTTTCGGAAACATTCCGTGTGTAATAAGATGATCTTGTTGATCCTGTTTATAAACAGCATCTTCTAATCTATACATATTATATTTTAAATGGGATTCCCAAGGACATATATAGTGTGATGATTCTTGATCAATTGTCCAGCCCTTCGAAAGTATATATTCTTCGTTCATGATAATGTAAAATACTGGTAAACCTAAAATGATCAAACGATTTTTCTTGCATTCTGCGAATTCTTCCTTTACACTGTCGTAACACAACGACAAAAATGAAAAATTATGTATTTAAAACCTGTTCGAATTTATTATAAAGTTTCTGAAACTTTAATGAAGATTTATGAATTTTGTTGGTCAAGTTCTTATGCTGATAACAAATTAACTTATTCATTTTATTATGAATCCCGCAGAAATGATGAATCTGATACTTGGGGACATTTATGGTTTGAGGTTTTTCGTTCTCAAATCCTAAAAGAGGAAAGGGTATTCTGTGATTTACATGATTATCATGAAGATTCATGGGATTATAATGAATTGGACGTGCAGTTTCAGGCAATTGCAAAAAAATATGATCCTTATAAACAATTTACTAATTCTGGAGAATATTATTTAATTGCACAACGGACACATCCTCCTACCATTGATCCGAATATTAATATTGAAGAGGCGATAAAGAATGAACTTTACAAATGGGTAGAGAGTGTTAATATCGTTATAAAATGAAACCGAATAATATTATTTTGATTCGCCATGCACAGTCGGAAGCGAATGCTGATAAAGATGTTTTAAAAACTATTCCCGACCATAGACTTGCTATAACTGAACAAGGTAGAATACAGGTTAAAGAATTGGTTCATAGCCTAAATGAGAAGGGGTTGCTCGATTTACCATTTGGAAATCATGTATATGTCTCACCGTTTTTACGAACACGTCAAACATATCAAGAGTTTGTAAAGAACTATGCCGATGGCGGATTGATACGTAATCTTCATGAATATATGGACAATCTTCATGAAAGTCCTCTTATTCGTGAGCAGGAATGGGGGCAGAAATTAGGAGAAGGTTATAATTATTCCACTGAAAAAGAACGCCTGGAATATGGTATGTTCTATTATCGTTATCCTAATGGCGAGAGCGGTGCTGACGTGTATCAGAGGGTTTCTCTATTTTTGATGGAGATGGAAAATAGTCACCATTATACTTCAAATGTTTACATTTTCACCCACGGATTTACAATGAAAATTCTTCTCATGAAATTGTTAAATCTTTCTATTGAAGCGATGGAATCACTTGCAACTCCGAGAAATTGTGAGTATCATCATTTGAAATTTGATGATAAGATCAATCGTTACGAACTTAAAACAGAACTAAGAAAAAGACATTAAATTATGCCCGAAGATAACTATATTATTACTGTCGGAGAACTTATCAAATATTTACAATCATTTCCTCCAGATACGGATTTTTGGATATACTACGAAAAAAGAGATCAATTTTATTGTCCCGAAAGATCAGAAATCACCCACACAGATTCGGATGATAGTCCTTTTTATGAACCACCGAAAACAGGTGTTATACTTCATATCAGGGATTGACATGATGGAAGTTCTAGATATGCTACAGAAGTAAATGAATATCTTTTCAGTTGATCAATGCCCTATAATTTCAGCACAATCATTATGTGACAAACATATGAAAATGCTGCTGGAAAGCGCCCAAATCTTATGTACTAATTACCATTTACAAGGTATTCATGCACCTTATAAACGTACACATGAAAATCATCCAAGTACTATTTGGGCGCGGCATAGTCGAGATAATTTTGAATGGCTTTTAGAACATGCGGTAGAAATTGCATCTGAATACACTCGTCGATATGGTAAAATTCATAAATCTCAAAAAGTTATTGAGTGGTGTATGGATAATTCAAGCGAGCTACGATTTCGACATACTGGATTAACCGACTTTTCCCCTGCAATCGAAGATGATGCCATTTGTCGGCAACGTATTGTCAATTTCGATAGGCAACCAACTATTATGCAATATCGTTACTTTTATGTATTTGACAAACCATTTGCGCAGTGGAATAAGTCTCGCCCTGCACCTCAATGGTATATTGATATGAAAAATTTATATAAATGAAGATATATGTTTAGAATAGATAAAATAAAGCAATTTCCATTTACAGAAGTAATATACTCTAGCAATGAAGTTCGAACATTGCTTTATAGTGGCGAACCTGTAGCACATGCTGCATATGGTGTTTGTTGGTTAGCACGTTCTGCTAAAAAACTCGAAGAAGATTCTGAAATCTCCAAAGTTATACTTTGGTTTCTGAATACTTTCAAATATATGTGGGATCATAATAATGAACGTATTATATACGGCAATTGTGGTGGCAGAGAAGCAATTAATCGGCTTTCGATTACAATATAGACATTACAACTATGAAACAAAAATTAAATACCGACCTACAACGTCGTCTCCATAATCCTAATCTACTTCCACGAAAAATCGCAGGCAAGACTGGTGATACACCAGAACATGCAGAATTCTATGAAAAGTATCTAGCCGCCGCCAAACAGACATCATACCGATATTTGGCATATGGTCTAGAATCTTCATACGTAGATGAAGATCAGGGATTTGGTGGATTTTATGATTCAGGATTTATATCCCCTTCTTTCATTGGTGGGCGATATGCGACAATTAATGATTCGAATTGGGAAAAGGACTTTAAATTTTATTGGCCAAAAGATATTCGAACAGGAAAATATATGAGATACTTAGGTTCTATTAATCTTGGAGTTTGGCCTCAAGTTTTCAGCGATTATACACAAATTAAACCAGAGGCATACTATTGTAATGTATCCTTTGCAGGTGGAAAAGATCTATGGAGGGGCGAATCTCGTAGAGAAAATACGAATGTATGGCTTAGTGTGTTTGTTGGAGAAGGGTATGGAGATTTCGAGATGATGGTTCCTGATTGCCACATTCGAATGAATTGTATGGATGATTTCGATAGAATGTCTGATTGGGAAAAAAATTATCGCCTAGAACGTAAGAGTGAAAGAAATGCATGGTCCGATGATCAAATCATTGCCAAGATGAAAGAATGGCAGGAGACTATGTGTGTAAAAAGTCGAGTAAAAGGCGCACCGAAGTTTTTCAGTAAGCCTAAAATGAGATTTCATTATGACGGTCCTTGTTATGATCGTGAGCGGCAATATGACACATCAATTCTATTGTGATACACTCACCATGGATGAAATTAGTCATACTCGTTCATATTGTAAACTCGATTCATCTTGCACATAATGAAAAAAATTATTCAAATTTTGTACAGAGAATGGCGCATTAGTAGAATGCGAATTGATAATGTTGCATTATGTATTACTCCAGGTGGTGATATTTTTGTGGAAGTTTTGATTGACGGAGAATGGGTTAAGGGTCAAAACGGTAAAGCTGGAAGAGTAACAGCTACCCGAACCCTTATTAATAAACATATTTTATATGAACGCCGATACGAACAAAAAGATTCCAACTAGAACATACTGGTATGTCCCCGAATATTGTTCATTTGCTATTCCTGTTAGAGTGACAGATGTGGATGGCGGATTTGGAAAATATAATTGTCTTGTAGATATTGATGAACCCATCGGTCATTCAGTTTATCTTGATGACATGTTCACATCTCTTAAAGATGCGAAACTTGCCATTCGTATGACGAAAGACGAAAATAGAATGCAAGAGATTTCTAATAATCATAGAGAAAGAGTTTTTGGAAAAAGGAAATATAGAAATAGGCTACATATTCTGCGTCAATGGAGGCGATGCCGAATTGCTGGTATTGTCGGAACTTGGCCTAAGGAATATAGAAACGAGTTATCTTTGAAGGATTATAAAAACAAGAGAGTGTATCGAGTAAAATGAAACATTTTTATGAATGGGTATTATACATATCCTAATGAGCCAATAGGCAATGGTAATCCGTATTATTGTTGCTGTTCTTGCGGCAGAAGCGATCCAGAGATTAATGGACGCTTGAGTGGTCATTATGATTGGTGTAAATGGGCTATAGAGAAGAGGAAAGAGTTGAATATTCAGGAAAATCAAAAAGAAGATCTATGATCATCGGAATTACAGGAAATATTGGAAGTGGTAAATCTACATTTGCTAAAATCTTTGCAGCAACAATGGACTGGAAATATATCGACATGGATGTATTTGCAAAGGTAAAATGCTTTGAATATCGAAAGGACATCGAGAAGATTTGTAGAGGTTTCGGTTTTAACTCTTCTGAAACCAATTATCTCGAATTTCTTAAATATAACTATTTTAAGACCGAAGGGTTGAAAACTCGGATTGATGAATTTATTAAACCGAAATTAGTTCTTGAGACTTTCCAGCATACTATTTTAGAATCAGCACTATTATTCGAAGAAGGATTTGATAGTATCTGTGATTTGATAGTTGTGGTTACTGTTGATACGCCAACGCGATTCTCTCGCTTAGAGGGTCTTCGAGGTATGAGAAATTCTGTGATTCGTAGTCGGCTAGGAATGCAAATTCCTGACAAGGATTATATTGACAAAGCTACTTTTGTGGTTGATAATAACGGGACAGAGTATGATCTGTTGAATCGTGCCGAAGAAATACGCAACGAAATTTACACAAAATATAGTGAAGAATATGGTAATGGACACTAGATATTTCTGTATTCATAAATAGACTTCACTAAAGATAAAAAGCGATCCTCCGAAAGATCCATTTTAATTCTATTTACGTCTTTATGAACCCATTGTATATTTTCTTTTATATATCCTTTGGAAGGATCGATTCTATCTAGTGATGCTGTTTGAAATTTAGAGCGAACTGTGTAGAAAACCAATTCTAAACCACTTAATGCACATTTTTTATTCTGTTTTAAAAATAAATTCCACAAGTCTTCATTAGAAACTGAAAATTCAAAGTCTCTTATTCTAGCACCATGCTTTAAACTGGTTATATAACTTCCGGGTATATCTTCGTAAGCAGTCTTCCAACTACATCCACAACTTCGAGTATGTCCCTGTCTTAGGCTGATTGAGGTAGCGTTTATTATATTTCCACATTTGCATTTACATAACCATGCAGCACTTTTCGTTTTATATTTATTTTTAGTTTTTTCTAAAACAGTTAAATCACCAAACGTCTCCCCAATTAAATCTATACATTGTTCTTTTATAGGAATTTTATATTTACTTAATTTATTGTACACACTAGAAGAACTTATGTTATATTTTTCTGCGATTTTTGTTGTAGATAAGTTATTCGTAATATACTCTTCTTCTAATAACTCTTTCGATAATGTTATTGGTATGATATCATATCTGATTGGAATTTTTAAAATATGTAACCGTCTCCTCACACTTCTATGAGGGACTTTATATTTTTCCGCTATTTGTGAAATAGATAACATATTAATTGTATATTCTTCGATAAGAATATCATTTGGTATTTTAGGAGTACGATTTCTCATATAAGTATTTATATGACCATCCTAATAATACTAGTAAATTTTCCTTTTTATATTGGACATTCTGGTTGACAATGATAAAAACTGTAGTACTATAGATTAATGAGAAAAGTAAGAACATTTTCCACCCCTAGAAGACTTGAATATGCAAAACATATCTGTATAATTCATAAGTTGTACGTAGAGGGCTGGTCATTTCTACATTGGCTTAAACGAGCAAATATAACATTAATTGGAATAGTCTATGACGGGGATGTTCCAGTTGGATGCTTTATTAAAAAGCAAGATGGTTGGCCTAATTGTGGAGTATTTATCAAACCGGAATACCGATTAAAAGGTTATGGAAAAATGCTACTATCAACTATTTATCGGAGGTTTCCAGATGAAAACTTTAGAACAGGTTATGGTATAGAAGGTAGCCGCACATTTTTTGATAAATGTGCCTTGACTAAGGCTGAATAGCTAATATAATTCGTATACTAATGGGAATTCTCATTTCCGAAAAACAGGCAGAACTCGACCGAGAGGCAAAGCTAAAAGCAGAAGAAAATAAAGAACTTGAAAGACTACGAATCCAAAAAGAAATCGCATATTTGCAATCAAAACTTGATAAACCCGATTAATATTTATGGAAGAAAAAACACCATTAACTGAAATCGAAGTATCCCCAGAGTATATTGCACGGATGCAAAAAGAGGGAATGTGGGCAGCACAATATCAAGAGCCTGCCGAATTCCCTGCTTGCCCTTACTACATGATGGGATATAATTCTGTAAAATGAAAACTTCAATAACTTTATATGTGCTTAAGAATGCTGCTGTAGGATTCTTTACACTTGGTATAATACTTTTAGTTATTGTGGTTTTCCTGACTTTTTGTTTTTGGTATTTTTGGGGAGACTGATGAACCAATATAGGAAACAGCGTCTAATAGATATTGCAAGGTCTTTACAGGATCTACGTACTGGTAATTCATTACATTTCTCTTTTATTTTGAGAAGGAATAAGCTACTTATTACTAGCGTTAATTCCTACGAAAAATTACATCCATATCATAAATTTGGAAAATACCTCCCTGTAAAAGCTTCCAATCCCGGAAGTTATATTGCAGGACAGCACTCCGAGACGGCAGCACTTAAAGCTTTCATTAATCGCTTCGGACACTCAGATTTCACTGGACTAACCCTGTTTAATGTGCGATTGTCTAGGAACTGTGAACCAATGCTTTCCAAGCCTTGTAGAAACTGTGAAACATTACTTAATACATTCAACTTCAAATCAATAGAATATACAACATGAAAATTGACAAAATCATTTCCAACAATCTCGCAAAATTTAAGAGAAATATGCAAGAAATCGGCTACGTTCTGGCTGCATTTCTCCCTGCGGGATTGGGATGCTCAATTGTATTTATCCCTTGGATCTTACTTGCATCGGTTCTTGCATTCTGGACACAATCAAATATCAATCAGTTTTTGGTGGTAGCAGGTAAAACAACTGAGTGTCCGTATTTCCTTGCATGGATTCCATCCTTTATCTTTATGCCAGTCATGTTTGTTCTGAATATCATTTCGGAAATCGTTCAACTCTTTCTCTAAAATATGACTAATACAAGAGTTATCCTATTGAGTGCTGCGACTTATTTGGTCCTGAATTTACTAGGCCCATTCACAATCTTCTTATCGATTTGGGTAGGTTTAGGATATTTAGGAGAACGTATCTATAAGAGATATGGCTACGAATCGTGTAAGATAGATTTTATCATATCTCTTATTGCAGGACCACTACAATTAGCGTTTGCAATGCATCAGAATAATGATGAAATTTGTGAAGACATTAAAAAATTTTTAAATAAATGAATACTATCAAAACCATCATCATCTCCGCACTGACATACTATTTCCTCAATTTCATTGGACCTTTTGCAATAGTTTTATGGTGTTTGGGGATTTGGGCAGGATTAGGCTACCTCGGAGTCTTGATAGACGAGCGATACTCCGTATATAAAAAGAATTCTATGGAAATGGTTTTCCTATTCATAACTTTCGGACCAATTTGGATGATATGTGCCATTGCTGAATATTATGATAGTTGGACCGAAGAACTTCGTGAAATCAAAGCGCGTGCATTCCCTGAAGAACAATGACTCAAGCACAGTTTATCTTTCTATTTCTTGCAAAGAAAATGTTGGTTCTTTTCAGTGGACCTAAAACATTTGCATTTTATATAGATGGAACATCCAACAAAGTATTTGACATCGACTTTGAATGGTATAGATTAGCTGTAGAAACGCAAGCTAATTCTAAATGGAACTGAAAAATGTCAAAAAAGAAAACTCACCATGTCGGAGTTATAAGAGACTCCGATATTAAAAAAAAATATTCGGAAACCTGTTTGTCCTCCTGGCTATCGCTTAAAGGATAAAACGGAATACGAAAGAAAACCACGAAATAATAAAATCGACCTAGAATAAATTTATGGCAAAAACAATAACATTACCTTGTACCTGCAAACACGAATCACAGGACAAACTCTATGGGAACGGTCAACGTCTCCACAATATCGGCGGAGGAACAAAAGCTACCGTCACTCGTAAATGTACTGTTTGCGGAACAAAGAAATAATATATGCATATTATTTTCTTGATTTTGACGGTGTGCTCTTTGTTGATGACAATATATGGTAAATTCTTTATGTTGTTTGATAAAAACCCATCCAGAGAGGCACAATTCTTTTACCATGATTGTGTTGATTGTGGTGGTATAGTATTCCTATTTTCGGGACTTATCACAGTATTTATGTGGCCTATTGGGGTGTAAAGTGGATAAATTGCACAAAATCTATAGTAAGATTTTTTGCTGAATATAGATAGGTAAGAAATCGGTTGCAATTCCTTGGTTCGAGTCCAAGGTGCCCCGCCAATACCC